ATGCTGCACCATTGCATTTCAGCCACCCCGTTGGCGGTGTGGCTGAGGGCCATGGAATAGGTACACCAACGGGCAGCGCCGAGCCTTCCCCTAAACCAAGGTAATCAAGAACGCTCTGAATACTGGTCTTACCAAGAATGGCGCGTCCAACACTTGTCAATGCAGTTAACGCGGCACGATCAACACCTGTGAAATAAGGGAGTTTATCTGCTGCTGTAGCTAGTGCCGCTAGAGCAGTGAGCGTAGCGTCTGCCGCTTGCTTTCCATTAGCCAAATCATATGCAGCCTTGACAGCTTTCGGTGTGGCGGCCAGCACTTCAGACGTGCTGTTAGTGGCACTACTGAGCTGAGTGATGCCTTTCGCTGTCAATGAAGCTGTTGGCACACCAGTGATCTGATTCCAGGGATGTGTATGACTGGATGGTGCCTTTCCGGCTGCTAGATCGTATGCAGCTTTAACCGCTTTTGGAGTTGCAGCTAATGTTTCAGAAGTGCTGTTGGTGTCGCTACTGAGCTGAACTATCCCTTTTTGTGTCGTGGTTGCATCCTGCGCCGTATACTTGCTTTTCGCCAGATCGTAGGCTTTTTTAACTGCCAGCGAACTCGCAGCAACATCACTTCTGGTACTGGTTACAGAGTCTGAAATATCAATGCCGATCGTGCGGTTGATACGCTCGGATGTATCAATCATCTCTTGAGTAATGGTAGATACGCCAGCAGGGATATTCACCGTACAAACCAGCAGTTCCCCATCACCTAACTGATATGAATCGGTATAGGTTCTGGCAACAAATTCAGCTGCATGAATATGTGACGCGGTATTAACCTGATAGGTATCTTCTCCAAGAAGGTATCTTCCCTTCAGCACAATTGCATATTTCTTGCCTGCGTTAAGTGCAAGAGAGATATCCTTACGATGCTGAATAGTTACCTGGTAGAATTCACCAATATCCACTGACGCCGCGCCAGCGGTTTTATCTCCATCCACTGAGGTGATTAACAGGTTCATCCCACCGCCAGGCTTAGGCAAGAAACCAGCATAAAATCCCGGGTCAACAATTCCCCTGAATTTTCGGTTTAGAGCGGCTGACAGATATGGTTCGTGGTATTGCACATCAGCCACCAGAGCCAACGACTCGGGTGATGGGTAAGTAACCGATGTAACAACTGTAACGTCATTCATCAAGCATATCCTTATGCTGTAGTCGAGTTTATGGCCATAACTGCGGTATATGTTTTGCCCACATACAGCGAGTCTTCCTGGACACAAATAATGGCGATTGGCTTATTCTCGTTATCCAGAACAACCAGAGTGTTGAATGGGTAGTTTTTCCCTTCCTGCAACTGACTTTGATCAAGGTCCATTCGGACAGTAATTATCCCGCCTGAGTAGGTTGGGACGAGGTTGATGGTGCAAAATTGACTGGTCAGTTCTGCCAGATCGAAAGCCTTTGGCAGTTCTCCAATCTCATAAGTGCCATCTCCTTTCTTAGTAACCAGTGAACTGGTACCGAAAACGGCCTTGCTGATTAAAAATCGAGAGCCTTTGTTAATGGACGATTCAGCGCGCCGCTGATAGTAATAGTCCAACAACTGACTCTTATAGAGGTTTGTTGAGACGTCAGACATGATTTTCCCTAATCAATGTTGTGAAGCCTCATTGTAAGATAAGTAACTTGTCACCCCGCCCTGCGGACGGGGTGATTGTCACGCATCGCTATCCAACAGCAAATCATCTGCGCGGGTGCGATCAAACGTAGGCGTTGCTTTCACAATAGTGCCGCCCGGCGTTGCAGTGATCGGGGCGTTAATCGACGTAACTTCAGTAAGCGAAGTTGTATCCGAAGTTTCAAACCAGCAGAATGCTTTTTCGGTATCAGAAATCTCATTCAAAGTGATCATGTCGGCCTGTTCATTTACAACAACCGACAAATAGAGCGTAAGCCCATCAAACACTATATGCAGTGGCAGTAGAGGCTTTACGAACTGATTAAACTTTCTGAGAATTTCTTCTGTAATTGCGGACTGATCTATCGTTCCAGTAATACCCATTGTCCGGGCCAGGTCGTTTATGGGAATACTGATCATTCCTCTGGAAGTCAGAAACATCTCGCCGAATGTGCCGCCGGTGGTTTCCAGTGTGCTTTCTGGAATCAGGACCGTGCCATAGGGATGACGTTCAAAGTCCACCGGAGCATATATGGGATCCCATAAAACCGATATACCGTTAAATTCGCGATAAATTGTCTGGTTTATAGGGCGTTCAGTACCCTTAAAATGGATCTCATCAAACCGCTGTTGTAACAACATCGGAACGGAAGATGAATTCGACGTTCTGATAGTAAAAAACTGGCCAAGTTCATTTGTCCTAGTCTCCAGATCCTCCTTGCTCATGGAGAAAATAGACTTCCGGTTGGTAATTCGCTCCAACCATGGGTCAACAAAGGTGTCCATCATTGACTGAACCAAATCAGCCAATGATTTATAAAGTAATGACTTTTGCTTAGCTGATGTAAGCCGGTTATTAAACCAGGAACGCTGCATCACTCCTCCTCATACGAAATATTAAAGGTGGAGTTTTCTGTATCCAGATAAACGAAATCGTAAAAGCCGTTGGACTCATTCCACTCGACAAATTCCAGATAAAAGTCGCGGAAATAACCCAGCGTTTCGATAAATGCCCAAACGTCTTTTTTCTTGATTAGGATGTACTTGCCGACACGGTTCGGATCAAAGAAAGTTGAGTCACGCCCAAATTTTGTTTCCAGTGCCGACTTCAGCTCATCAGTCACGTTCTCAATGGTCAGGCTTGCCGATATCCGCCCAGTGATGGTGATCTTAAAGGGGAGTTTTCTGACCTCTTTATACGAGAATTTCTTGTTCAACTCATTCGGCACCTTCTTAAAGGCAGCCAGGATCATTTCTTCAAGCTCTGACTGGCTTTTGTTTGGATGCCATCCTGAAATAAATATCTTATTGATATTCCGAACATTATAAGCACCATCTAATTTCTCTTGCTGGCCTTCGCCCCATGCCTTTACCCAGGACAGTCCCGGGATGTTACGCACCAGAAAATACGTATAGTCCCCGCCCCATACGACCTGATCATCATAGGCAAGGTAATATTGTGCACGGTTACGTGTGATCTCCGTTGTTTCGGCATCGGTACCTGCGGTTATAGGTGTCGTTGTCTTAACTGAAATCAAATTAGCTAAATTAGCCGCAGAATCGACAGGCGTCAGGTTTTGGCCAGCAACCAGGGTTATATCGCCGTTGGTGCACCATACCTTAAGCGTAATGGTCGAGCCTTCTGGCGGTATTTGCCCAATTAGCCCATCACCGAATCGAACCCCCAACTGCTCGGATGGTTTATAAAACTCAACGTAGACCTGGCTTTTACTACCGGCTAACCGGAACATAGTGCTGGAAGACCACTGCGTGGTCTTACCATCGGTCGTCACGAATACTTCCAGCTTATAGCAGACAGCAGTGAGAGCCTTTGATAACACGACTTCCAGAAATTCTTTGGCTGCCGTAACGGTATATGTCACCTCCTGGATTTCCAACTGTGCCACTTCTACCGTACCGGTGCCGTCAACCAACCTGCATACATCCATAGTCATGTAAGGATACTGGTCGTCAGATATTAAAGGCATGTTTTTGGGGATTACCGCTGGGGCATCTTCACTTGTGGCGGGGATCTCAATCATCCCCGATGACGGTGTTGGCTTGGTACCAACGTAACTATTCGTTTCTGCCGCTGCCAGGATAGAAGAACGCCGCGTCGCGGTCGATATAAAGCCTTCAGCCAGCGCCGCATCGGCATACTGAAAGCACCTGTAGACAATCTGGGTAATAAACAATGTCAGCATCGAGACAAATTGAGAGCCGACAAACTTCGACCAGAATGAATCTTTCTCGACAAGCTCTTCAAACTCTGCACGAATACTGTCTTTAGTAGGTGTTGTTTTACTCATAGCACCACGTCCTGTGTGATAGTTATATCCCTGATACGAATGGATATTTTCAACTTATCAAAAGCATCTCCCTCGGCTACTGACAAGCCAGAAATCGGTATGTCGGGTAAATCTACCGTCAGTTTTTGCAAAAGCATTGCCTCAACCGCAATTTGAACATGCGACAAGTTGGTCGGTTCGTGTTTAAACTGCGGTAAAACATTGCCCCATGACGGATCTCCGTATACCTCACCCTGATAAGTGTTTAGCCACTCATATAAACGAGCGCCCCAGGCCTCCTCCTGGGACTCATACGTTTTTACGCCGGATAACTCCAGCGTCAGCAAAGGATCAATTTCGTTATTGTTGGCCATCAATCAACTCTCGCGTAGTCATTCATCAACGGATCATCAATTGACAGTGGCACCGTGCGCATAACGCCCGGTTGAGGCGTGCTGACCTTTACGACAGTTCCCTGGCCTTTCGCCGAGTCTTTAGTGTGCTCTTCAATCCTGGCAAGCAATGAGGTCATCTGCGCAAACAGCCGCTTCGTTTCACCATCAAGTGAAACGGTATTATCAGCCAACTGCATTGTCGGCTTGGCACCGGAGCCGCCAAGGTCACTAATAACCTGTCCGTCTATCTGCATACGACCGGTTGGTTGCTGCAAATCGTTGGCGGCAGTCGTCACCTGGGACGTGGAGGCTGGTTCAGGCGCATTATTTTTCCGCATCCCCGGCGAGTTGCGGAGTTTATCAAATAGTCCATCAATCCCCATTTGTGCGCCGAGTTGGTCAAAGTAACTTGAGTTGCTGGCCACCGGACGCGCCTCTTCAACTGGCATCGGAGTATCAACATACACATTGCCAGCTGCTGTTGCGGTCCCCTTCCCTCGTGCACGTTCTTCGAGCGTTCCCTGAACGACTTCCCGACGCATACCCCGGCCATTCATGAATTTGTTGACCAGATCGTTAACGCCAACAGCATTGCCAATTTTGTCTACCAGACCGCCTTTCTCAAACGGGCTATCACCAGGGGTAAACGCCAGGCCAGTAGACTGATCGATAACAGCGTTATCAGGCAGTGGTCCCCTCACTCCATATTGCGCCCCACCCTGTGCTCCTGCTCCAGGTGTATAGATTTCACCACCTAAATAGCGAGCACGATGAGTATTGACCTTGATCGCGTACTCACGGTTTTCTTTCGATAAGTCACCTGTGCCTTTTTTCCACTTATTGATAGTGCCAAACCCAGCATTATATGCAGTGATGGCCTCGTTTAAGTCTCCATTGGCTTGCTTCAGATATTTGCTCATGAGAAGAGCCGCAGCTTCTGCCGATTTCACAGGATCAAACGATTCACCTTCAGCTAAGCCAGTCTCTTCACGAGCAATCCCCGTGAACTGAAACATCCCCAGAGCACCGGTTTGGGATTTTGCATACGGATTACCACCAGATTCAGTTGCAGCAATCGCGTAAAGAGTGCCTTCTGGAAGACCGTATTTATTCTCTAGTTCGGCAAAATACGGAGCCAACTTATCGAGATTTGCCTTACCTTCAGCGCCAAGACTTCCGACTTTTACATCCAAGTTGCCATTGTTGTAGGTATCCGCAGCTTTCTGAATGTCATTCCTGGTGCCAGTGGTATTAAGCGACGATGATGACGAGCTATTTTGACCAATAGCTTTATCAATTTTCTGCAACGCGCTATTGCCCGTTTCTACGGCATTTGCATTGATAATCTGATTAGCAGTTTCTTTAACTGTTTTATTGCTATCTTTCGCCGTGTCCAGTGCCGCATTTATCACGCGGGTAACAATATTAGTCTGTTTGGCATCGGATTCAGTTTTAGAATCAGATGTCTCCTGGTGGCTATTAACCGGAGCTTTTAACTCTGGAGTGATTTCTTTCGCATTAGCCTCGCCGATCGGATTGGGTATTTTTGATACAATCATTGCCGCAGGGGTATTTTTAACGGCATCAACCGCTGCATCTAATGCTTTACCGGGGAAATTTTTAACCCCATCCCAAATATTACCAGCCGCCTCTTTAATATGTTTCCCTGGGTTCTTAATGAAATCAATTGCACTATCAATTGCATCACTGAAAACCTGTTTCAGGTTATCGACAGTAAAGAAGTCTTTGATGGCATCCAGCTTTTCAAGCAGCTTATTAGATGTATCGCTAAACCATGCTGAAACAGCATCACCAATCTTTGCTGTGTAATCATCGAACTTGGTAGAAATGGTGTCGCCAAGGTTAGAAATATATGTTTCTAAGTTGGTAATCCCACTATCAATGGCCTGGGCAATACTTTCCGTCGAAAATGATTGCAACATATTGCCGATATCCTCAAATCCAAGTGATTTGAGAACCTCACCAATGGCGCTGCTAATACCAGATACCAGTCCCCCCATATCAAGAACATTAGCTAACGTATAAGCGGCTTTTTGCTGGAATGATGGATCTTGTCCTGATTTAAGCCCAAACGCTCGACGTTGCGCTTCTGTATCATTCCAACCGGTTACCGCATCATAAATACCTCCAGCCACTGTGCCGACTAGGGGAATTGCGCGTAACGCCCCTTTACCAACTGCCTTTAATCCAAGTTTACCTGCTGCCCGGGCAGCCAAATCTCCGCCTTCATGGGCGAGAGTCTTCTTGCCACCACCGCGTAGCATTCCTACAAGTTTCTTTGCCCCCAGAGCGCCAAAAGCGAGTGCTCCAGCTTTTTTCAGCATGCCACGCCCCATTAACAACGACGCGACGCCACCGGCCCCCTTCCCTAACAGGCTAAATAGTTTGGACAGCAAGCCGCCCTTCTTTTTCCCGGTGTTTTTGGCTATCTGATCAAGGGCGCGGAGAATCTTGTCATTGCCCTCTTTAATTTCGCTGGTCTGCTCCTGAAGTTCCTGAACCGTCCGTTTTTGGGTGTTAACCTGAACGACATCGGCACTATTTTGCGATTTACGCCTAAAAAAACCTTTTCTACGGCTGTTATCGTCATTGCCACGAATCACATCGGCAATAGACTTTCTGGCACCATTAAGCGATCCACCAACTTCTTTTGATATCCCGCCAAGCTCCTTCCCTGCTGCCCACAATGGACCAGCAACGGCATAACCTAACGCATCGACGGCACGAGTCTCTGAAGGGTTACCTATGCCTTCAGCTACTTTTGACAGTTTTTTTAATAAACCTGATTCAGCATTTAGACGCTCATCATCCTCTTTGCGCCTAGCCTTTTCAGCACGTTCAGCACGGGCATCTTCCGCTGCGGCCTTACTCCCTGACTTTCCAATAAAACGACCACGCGCATCGCGTTGGTTTTGGCTTTTTTGCGCACCGCCTTTTTGACCGAACATTTCGCGAGCGTGTTCGGCTGCTTCGGTCCGTTGCGCCTTTACATCTTCTGTTATAGCCTTCTTGCGTCGTTTTTTACCCTTTCGCGTAGTTGATTTGGCCTGCGGTTCCTGTAGAGCAACATCCTCCTGAACTACACGAGAAACGTCCCCTAAATTAAGCCGTTTCATTGCCTCAACAATAGGGTCCACTGATGGCGCATTGGCCACAAAGTCTGGCCGGGAATTTTCGATTGTGCGATTTAATGCCGACACACTGCGAGAGACAGGATCAACTGTAGCAACTCGCCCCCCTTTCAAATCTTCAACGGCTTCCCGAATACCTGCAAGCTCTTCCAGCTCTTTTGCGCTGGCGGTTTCAACCGTCCTTATCACATCGTCAATGTTGGCGTTTTTTCTTTCCATGATCTTATCGCCTACCGCTTCGGTTTAAGTTTTTCTTCCAGTTTCTCCAACAGGAAAAACGCATAGGATTCAGTGAGCCTTTCAGCGTCCTGAATCGGTATACCCCCATACAAAACCAGGTTGGACACTAAGGTCTGATAGCTTTTCAATCCCCACCTGTGGAATGAAGTCGGTAGCCCGAAAGGGCACCCACAGACGGGTATACGCACCCTCTGTGGACTCCTTTGTATCCTGGTTTGGGCATTTGTGCGGCGGGAGACGAAGACGCATTTCGCCTTTATCGATGTAGCACGGTAAACCATGTTCGAGCTTTTCATGAGCCAGCCGGATGTGTGCCGCCAGCTTCATAAATTCAGTATCAATGGCCATCCGTTTGATCGTTTCATAACGACGCTCAGCCTGCTCTTCACGAGTACCGCTAACATCGTTATAAAGTTCACACTGATAAGCGAATTCCCAAAAACGCAAATCAACGATCGCTTCTTTGAATTCCGCGTCGTCTTCAGGTGGCAATGCTGCACGGCGCATCTCCAGCATTTCCATTGCCCAACCATCAAGCGGCACGATACGCCATTGATAAGGCACGCCCTCTACAGACACCTCAATATCGTCAATGAACGGTTCCACTTCCAGGACCTGGATATCTTCAGCCAGAGCATTCATATCGCAATCGTAATAATGCTCTTTACCGCAATGTTTACAGGTGTAGGTGAATGTCTCGACCGGTGTTTCACGGGAGCCAGTAAATATCCACCATAACGCGGTAATCCGGTCCTGCGCCGTCCATGTCAGGGGATCATATTTCGCGGGTTCAGCCAGCAAGACTTTTAAATACGCCGTTGTCTGTTGTTCTTGTTCCTCCGGTGTTATCGAGTTGAAACGCATCGCATCAGCAATATTTGGCTGACGGAACTGGATCAATTCAGTTGGCCGCGATGGTAGCGGGAAAAGAGGTAAAAGCATCCTTGCTCCTTAATTCAAAGAGAAAAACTAAAGCCCAGAAGGGAAGCTAAAGAACTTGAGGATTGGTTAAACGTGCTGTGCAATGCGAAGGTCATTGGGAATGACTTAAATTCCGTAACCTGATCCCGCGCATAGGTGACATCGCCGGTAGTGACCGGGAATACCGTCATCTCATTTTCCAGTTTGGTTAAACCGGAGGACAGCAACCGATAAATACGCACATTGAGCAAATATTTAGACGGTATATTCCCGGTACCGTCCGGATTGATCACCCGACCTTTTGCCGTCTTAAACCAGTCCAAAACGAGGCCATCAACGGTATCCCTGACCATCATTGTTATCTGCCCAGGCGAACGCTCCGTTGGCTGAAGGATATTCCCTCCGCCGATTTTAATCGTTTCATATTCGATGCTGTAATCGTGGTAGGTAATATCTTTGGCAAAGAAGTCTGCTCCCTCCAGTCCATCAACTTCGACAGAGAACTGCCATCCTTGCGCGAACAGCATTTTGTTCATGATGATTGACGTCAGCTTACCAACTTCCCGCTCACCAACGCCGGAGCCAAATAATGTCGTCGTTAATGCCGAAGATACATAAGACTTTACTGAAGCAAGATTAAGCCCCATATCAGCCCCCTCACTTCAACATGGATGAGAAAAGAACAATTCCCGGGATAATTGCCCTTGTTGCGCTCATTTTCTCTTCCAGATCCAGCTTTCGCTGATACAGAGTGTTCTCGTCGGATAAATTACTGGCATCGAGTTTCCCCGCGATAGATATTCTTCGCAGGCGATCAGTGTTAGGTATTGCGATTAGCACTTCCAGATAGTCAGAAAGTAACCCAATGATTTCAGGTGGCACTTCCCCATTATCCAGATCCATATCACGCAAATTAGCCAGATATGACACATTCAGTGGGTATACCGCTCGATGGGTATCTTCAAGCTCGATATTCCCATCGTAAACGTCGGAGTAGACAAGATCGCCGGTGTGATCTGTAACCGATACGAGCGCAAGAAAATCAGCTGGGCAAGCAAGTGATTTACTGGCCTGAACGGTGATGCGTATCCGCTTGATGTGCCCCGCCCTATCCTGGTAGGTTCCCAATGCTTTTCTTAGCAGGGATTCCAGTAAGGCAGGTTCATCCGCAATCAAAGGTGTGAAGCGGGATTTGACGTCTTCGAGTAATTGTCGTGGTGTCATTGAAACCTCGTAGAATCTGGTGTGTTAACCGATTCTACGAGTAGTCATTTGTGACAGGTCATTTTGCGCGCTTCAGGCAGCCATCTTCAGGTGCCGCGTTGAAAAGCTCTGCGGCCTTACGTAGCGTAAATGTTGCGATTTTTTTTCCGTCTACGTATGCATCGAATGTTTTAACTTCCATATCAGGGGTATCTGACCAAAAACCATACCAGTAACTATCACCCACAGAGGAACCGATAGAACTGATAGGATATTCATCATCACCAACTTTAAGCGTTATTTGTTCTTTTTTAGCATCAAATGACTCACCGCCAGGTTCTGTTTTCATGAGAGTGAGTAGTCGTGTTCCTACTTGATTGGGATCCGTATTATTAAATCCAACATCGCACTCAAATGTAAGCGTATAATTATCTTTGCTGGAAACAGCATAAGAACGAACACCATGAGTCTCGCCGGTTGACCATTTGCTTACATTTGCCATTGATGAAAACGGAGTAAGCAAAGCAAGAACTAGTAAAAATCGTTTGATGCGCATTAATTTATCTCCTTTGGATATTAATATTTTAATTAGTTAACCACCATATATTCACCATTCATAGGGTAAATTAAGCGCTTTTAAACCTTGCTGGAAAGTATTAAGAGATCCGTTTTTTTGTTGTTCCATTTTTTCGCGTGCAGCTTTCTCATACTGCTCCATCCGTTGGTTATACTCTTGCAATTCCTCCGGGGAGAGGTTTCCCATTGGGGAGTTTGTACCCGGCCCCCTGGCCCGTTCTTCAAGCGTACCCTGAACGTTTTGATGGCGCATTCCTGGGGCATTTCTGATTGAGTCAATGCCATTTCTTCCAACATCTTCTTTATTAACGGCATTGCTCGCCACCAGCACCCCCCAGCTAGGGATAGCAAAATCAGGAGCGGTTTCGCATGCCTTTACCATATAATCGAAAGAGCTTCGATTGATCTCGTTTGCGTCGGGATTTAATAGGCGAGAATATTGATATTTAGCATTTTCGTTGGTTGCGACTTTATACAGTTCCTGCTGCACCATCGCTTCAGAAAGTTTAAGGCGCTTCATATCTGACAGTAACTTCTTGCGCATGGATTCGTCTTCACTGACAGCAAATCCGTAAACGTGCCCAAGGTATTTCGTATAATCGGTACAAATCTCCTTTACGCTTGATGCTGCATTAACAGTCCCAGGCATAAATAATAACGGTAGTAATAGTTTTCTCATTATAACCTCACCTGCCTTATAACTCATTTAGGGTACATATTTTCGCCTTTAAAAAAAAGAGGTTATTAGATCCAATTGTGCATTTATTAAACAAACAATGCTCTAATAAATTTGTATTTTTAAGTCACGAATGCTATCTTTTCGCATCATATTGACCTTTTAATCGTTCAGGCTTATAGTTCCGCCGTCGTAGCAAATTCTGCGACCAGGTTTGACAGCCTGAATGATTGTGCGGACAACCGCAGATTTCCGATATTGCGGTATTTTTGTGTCCGTTAAACCGCGTTACGCCCAAATTATGGTGGGGCGTGATGGGGAGGCTTCGGCCTGCTGGTTTCACAATCGCCAGTCTGTCAACCCTGTCACGTCCTGCCACCTGTTTGACAGCGGGTAGCAGGTTGTTAAACCTGATTGTGAGGCCGTAACTATGGTTAATGCCAATCCTTGCGCACGCCAAGAATTCATCTGGCGTTTCTATTCCTGTAAAAAACACCACTATCACTTCGTTATCGCAGCAACAGAAGACGAAGCACGCTCTCAATTGCCTGACGGCCCCTGCATTTTTACTGCCCGTTTTTCAACTAACTCGCGCAATCCACTTAGTTACTGGAGCCTCCCCTTCTCTGCCGACGTTCAGGGGGGTTTATGAAAAAACCTCTCGTCACCCGTAATGACATAGCCGAAGCGATCGCCCTGCATACTGCCTGTATGCCGACACGGGAGATCCCCGGCGCAATTGCCAACTATTTCATGATAACCAGACGTTTTTATACCCGAACAGATAAGGCTGTGATCAACAAGCTACTGATAGCCGAGATCAGGGATTATTTGATTGAACAAGGACGTCTACGTTACGCAACAGTGGCAGCAGAAATGAGAAAGGAGGCACATAGAATGACCGGTAATAATTTGAATGTTGAAAAAACAGCACCTGTTACGTCAGCTACGCCAGCACCAGCCGTGAATATCATCCCCAACACCGGAGACACAATCGACAGCCTGACACTGTTAAAGATGGTCAATGAAGCGCGTAAGTTATGTGGGGAACCAGAGGTTCGGAACAACAAATTCATCGAAAAAATACTCGACGAATTAGAAGGTGAGGACGGTTACACAAAAAGTGCAACCGTGCCGCCAGGTGGCGGTACGCCTATGGTTGTCATAACCATGACCTACAAACAAGCCCTGCGAGTCGCCGCACGCGAATCAAAAGCCGTCCGCCGTTCGCTGATCGACAAACTGGAAGAATTGCAGCAGGCAAACTCCCCTACCCCATCGATCCCCCAAACATTACCAGAAGCTCTACGCCTGGCTGCCGAGTTAGCAGAACAGAAAATGCAGCTGGAACAACAGCTGGTGGCCGCTGCCCCTAAAGTCGATTTTGCCGACCGGGTATCAGTGGCTAATGGAATCCTGATCGGGAACTTTGCAAAGGTCGTTGGACTTAAGCAAAACGCCCTTTTCTCATGGTTGCGCCAGAATGGCATTCTCATGGCTTTTGGAGCGCGCAAAAACGTACCGCGCCAACAGTACATCAACGCCGGGTATTTCACGGTGAAAGAAGTGGTGCTGGATGATGAAAATGGCTACCAGATACGGCTGACGCCCCAATTAACGGGTAAAGGCCAGCAGTGGTTAACTCGCAAGCTACTTGATGCTGGTTTGTTAAAACCAGTAGCAATAGGTTAACAAAAGAAAAAAACCTGCCAGCAAACTGGCAGGTTTCTGAGCAGATCGTCCAACCCGATCTGGATCGAGTTAGAAAAATTTGCTCTAATAAATTTCGTTTTCTAAGTGCAAAGAATCACCATTTCGAGCTGGTGATTGAAGGTTGATGCAAATTTGGAGAAAAAATGCAACAAACATTCAATGCGGATATGAATATATCAAACCTTCATCAAAATGTCGATCCTTCAACCACTCTGCCTGTTATTTGTGGTGTTGAAATTACGACCGACCGCGCTGGCCGTTACAACCTTAATGCTCTACACAGAGCGAGCGGACTCGGTGCCCATAAAGCGCCAGCTCAATGGCTAAGAACGCTGTCAGCCAAACAGCTCATCGAAGAGCTTGAAAAAGAAACTATGCAGAATTGCATAGTTTCGTTCGAAGGCCGTGGCGGCGGCACTTTTGCCCATGAATTGCTCGCAGTGGAGTACGCAGGCTGGATTTCTCCCGCGTTTCGGCTGAAGGTAAACCAGACATTTATCGACTATCGAGCCGGAAGATTACAACCTGCTATTCCGAAGAGCCTCCCAGAAGCTCTCCGTTTGGCTGCTGACCTGGCAGAGCAAAAGCAACGGCTGGAGCAAAAAATGCTGATGGATGCACCTAAAGTCGAATTCGCCGAACGCGTTGCTACCGCCAGCGGGGTTCTAATCGGCAACTATGCCAAAGTGCTCGGCCTGGGCCAAAACTATCTCTTCACCTGGTTGCGTGATAACGGAATTCTGATCGCAACCGGTGAACGCAGGAACGTCCCCAAACAAGAATACATATCCCGTGGGTATTTCACCCTTAAAGAAACCGTGATCGATACAAGCAATGGAAGCAGGATTTCTTTCACGACTCGTATAACCGGCAAAGGTCAGCAGTGGCTGATGAAGCGATTGCTTGATGCTGGTGTGCTGGTACCTGTCGCGGCAACGCGCTAACAGACGTAGTAAGAACCACCAGCATTGTAATGCTGGCTAAAGTCACTTTCCTGAGCTGTATAACGATGAGCGATTTTACTTTTTCTGGCTATGAATTGGCCTGCTTTGTAACACACTCCGGTCTATCCCGTAGCGCCGGGCATATCCTGTCGCAATGTGCAAATCTCGCGGCAACAACCAGTGAATACTTCATTCACAAGCCTCACCGCCTGATCGCGGCAGAAACTGGTTATAGCCAATCAACCGTCGTTCGTGCATTCCGTGAAGCTGTAAACAAAGGAATTCTGTCTGTAGAGATTGTTATCGGCGATCACCGTGAACGTCGCGCTAACCTGTACCGGTTTACACCATCCTTTTTGGCCTTCGCACAACAAGCCAAAAATGCGCTGATTGAAAGCAAATTAAAGATCTCTTCAGCGGCAACCAAGGTTAAAGCTGTTCTCGCTAAGACATTGGCTTTATTTAATTTTTTATCCACACCCCCATGTCAAAATGATACCCCCTCCCCCTGTCAGGATGACGTGGCAATAAAGAATAAGAAGTCACAAGTTAAAAAAACAAAAAGATCAGTTTCCGGCGGTGCCGGAACGACCAGACTCAAAAAATTGACTTCATGGATCGCTGAGGCAAAAGCAAAGGCTGACAATCTGCGGTTATCCAAAAAACGCGCTCAAAAACATGAGTTCAAGCAGAAGGTAGAGGCGGCAGCGCGGAAATATGCTTACCTGAAGAACAAGCGTTCTCCTGATATTGGCGGGGTATCAAACTTCGATAATCTGCCGCATTGCATGACGGTAAACGAAGCTCTTAATGCGGTTTTAGCCAAAAATAAAGATAACGAACAATGGGGTATACCGGCAGGATTCAGAGGGTGATAGATTGCTCTAATCTGGAGTCACCTGGCGTTTTCAGTTTGAGGTCGGAGATGCAATCTGATTTTTTACAGTTAGCGATCGCTTTTGCAGGATATGTTTGTATTGGCTTCTGTGTATACATGATCAGCCGAAAAATGCTTGTCGATATCGACCGCAAAGAACAAGCAGAGAAGATCTTAGTATGGATTTTCTTTGGCGCGGTCTGGCCATTAGGGATCATGTTTGCTGCAACATTTCTTCTGATGTGGATATTCACCCTTCCAGGTGATTTCTATAGAAAAAAAGCCAGACATTGATACAATCGTTGCGGGTGCTTGAGGCTATCTGCTTCAGGCATTACCCGAAAAGCAGATAGAAGAAAGCCCCAGATAACATTACGCGTCCTGCAAGACGCTTAACATTAATCTGAGGCCATATCTATGCTTAGCATACGTAGATTAGCCTCTTACCGACCAAAAGGTCAAGGAGAAGCAGGCTATGAAGCAGCAAAAAGCGATGTTAATCGCTCTGATCGTCATCTGTTTAACCGTCATTGTGACGGCACTGGTAACGAGGAAAGACCTCTGCGAGGTACGAATCCGAACCAGCCAGACGGAGGTCACTGTCTTCACAGCCTACGAATCTGAAAGGTAAGAGACCTGGCGGGGAGAGATCTCCGCCACTCTTCGTGTGTCAGGTATCCTCAATGCACCCTTTCCTCTCCAAATAAAAAAGCTCCCGAAGGAGCTTTAAAATACAAGGGATGACTCTTAATCCCACTCAATCCAGTTGTAGACGATACGAAGTGACGGGCGCACAGCGGCAGTCACATCTTCGGTACTAAAGTCGATTGCATCACTGTAGATTTTGCAGTCCAACATTTCAATTGTTGTAGCAGCTTTTGTCACAGCGTTAACCCCGGAAGATTTGGATTCAGGGGTCGCAGCCATCGTGATATCAACATAGTCCTTCGCCGCAATGCGATCTTTAATGAACTGAAGAATATCGCCTTCGATAGTCTCCACGCACTGGACCTGGATTTCCCCAGAGTTTCGAATTGGACCGTGCTGGTTGAACTTCACACCATTCGGACCATAGTCCTCCACATCCTCGCGGGTCATTTCAGGAATTTGCGACGTGCGAACCAGTACGCTGATATCTTCATGGCCTGCAAAAGTGAGCTGGAATTCAGAAGATACCAGTCGTTCGCCTTTGGCCGCGTTGGCAGTATAGCGGCCCTTAATAAATTTACGGTTTCCCTTAGTGTTATTGTGCCCCATATAAAATCCTTTTACTGGAACGCCCGAACAATATCGGAGCTGTTATATATCGAAGAACCGGTCAACTGGAGGTTGACGGTGTTTTTCAGGAAATGCCCATTGCTGTCCCTGGGCGCATCGAGATCGAAACTTATGTCCTGGATAGCGACATCAATGATGTTGATCCGGCGACCAATGTTTAGCGTCACACGCTCCGGGATTCGACCACCAATACTGGCATCTTTAAGTTCCGGGCTAATCATCGCTGACAATGCGGCGATAGCTCCTGAAACCTCCGTGAATGGGTCAAACAAAGCGATGAAAGTTACTGGCAGCGTGAAAGTCGGCGGTGTTCCCCCTTCCCAAACCATTAAGCTGTTCCAACGGGCAACCGACGTTGTTTCAGTACCAACCTGCGCAAAACCACTGAAGGCACCAGCAACAGATCCCATGGACATACCGGTAAACGGCGCTTCCCAATTCTGGGCCATGTTCATTGCCGCTCCCTGGCTGATATATCCGGTAACCTGGTACTGAGAGTTCGTTAAAGTAACTTTCAGATATGGCGATACACCGTCAGCCTGGCTGTAAACCCCATAAGGAATAGGTGCCATTCAAGTTAAAGGCCGGAGTTCTCCGGCCTCCTCCTTTAGCCAAGGCGCTTACGGCGCAGTTTCATTGACTTTTTGCGGGCAAGTTTTGCCGCGCCGGTCTGGGCTTTTCGACGCGCTTTTTTCAGCGCCGATTTTTGAGCCGCAGTCAGACGTTTTTTACGCAGGCGTTTACGGATGAGTTTGATCTCACCGTTACGAACAACCTTCTTAAATGCTTCAGTCAGCATTTCATCAGAAGTGCCAGCAACAACAAACGCCGCTTCCAGTTCGTCGCGGTCGTCGCTATCTAAACCAGCGATAGAGGCACCAACATCAGCAGCTGCGTCGTCGTCTTCATCGTCAGCCAGTGCTTCGATCAGGTCATCATCTACACCGCATGCTGCGAGGAAGTCAGCAACATTTGCCCATGCTTCGTTATAGGCATCGTCCTGTTCTTCTGTAACTTCGGAGTCGTCGTCATCAGAGATACCAGCGATAGCCTGAACGAAACCATCAAGGGAGTCGAAAGTCAGATCACCGCTATCAGCCCAGGCGAAAACGGCGTCGGCCGCATCACTCAACGCATTTTGCATAGCACTTCGATTTGCAGCTTCCAGAATCATCTGGTGCGCCTGTTCGACGGTCCATTCTTTACCGTCTTTCCCTTCCAGGATTTGCTCAGGAGCCTGGGCAGATGGAACGTTATCGTTAGTCTGTGCCGCCGGTTCCGGATTATTATTAATAACCGGATCTGTTGGCGGTTCAGCGCTTGCTCGGGCAGACTCCATCAGCTGCACAGGATCAGAGTTCAAAGCGAAACGAGACAGTCCATTCCCCAAAAATGCCCCGGATTGAAAAAAGTTTTTGCTCATTGTATTCCCTTACTTAATAAGCAGCGGTACGCCCTGGATACGACGGGCTACGCCAGTCGGGCAGCAGGCCCAGACTACTTCCCATTTATCGAATTCCGCCTGCGTAACTTTCAGCACATACGGTTCTGTACCGTCAGCATCAGGATCACGAGGAGCCACCAGAGCGCCGGAGGCGACAAAGCGATCTAAAAGTTTGGTCATCCCTTTAGTCAGGCCAGCCGCAGTAATACCGTCCGGGCTATGCTTCATCTGTCGGGCTAACTGGACAAAGAAACGGCTGATTGCATTCATCAGGGATGGGACGTGCTGGAAGTGCAGATAGTTATCCTGCGTGCAGCAAGTTAAAGCATCGTCGATGATCATCTGGCCAGAGGTGCCAACAGATACTTTATTGAGACGGCCCTTGACCATTGCTTCTTCGTCCGGGGTATCTTCCGGATACAGCGGTTGAATTGACGCACGAGCAATGACGGCACGTTCTTCACCAGCCGGTGAGTAATGCCAACCGCCGACATCAGAGTTTTTCTTGACGCCACGAGCTTTCGCCGCATACGCCACGCCAGACAGACCAAAGACCACACGGGATTGGGTCCATTTGTCTTTGCAGGAGAACGGGTAGTGATAGACAGCACAGCTTACATAATCGGTACCAAGTAAACCGGTATCTTCAACAGCAGAGATCGCTTCCGTGTACGTCAATGTCGGTTTGACATCAAAGAAGCCATCAATCAGGCGATCTGCACAGATTTTACCTAATGCGGTGATAGCCGCATTGTCATAGCAGCCCAGGCCAAGAACAGCGGTGTACATGTACGGCGCATTATTCAGCACTTTAACCGCACGCAGGTACGCAGCGGTTGAGATTTTCGACTGATCGCCGTTGGTACCGCCAGTGAACGCCAACGATTTTTTGTTTGTTACTTTCGCTGTCGAAATCAGCTCTTCATTAACAACCGCGCGCAGATATTTAGAACGGGCTTCCAGAGCCGTAGGCAGATAACACAAGCGGCCCATGTCATCTTTCGCTTCTTCCGCCAAAGACACAGTGTGTGTCTCCAGGGTCGTTACCACGCCGAGCGAAGTCGTCTGGGTCAGTTTTAAGAGGAAGCGTTCATTACCCGCGCTGTCCGCTGTTGCCGTTTCGATGGTTAACTCACGGGTAGGTGAAATACACGGATCACCATCATCAACGTAGATAGCAAAGGCTTCGCCACTATCAAGTTCAATTTCAGAACCGTATGGCAACGCACTGTAAGCCGGTTCGCCTGATTCATCGAACATAATAATCGGGAACTTCGCATCATCCGGAACAGCGCGAACAACATAACCAGACGTTTGCTGAATAGCTTCGTATACATGGCGAATTGGTTCGAACTGTGAGCCGGAAGACGGCTTCAGCGGTTCGCCGAGAACATCTTCGTAATTGGACTCAGTAACCGCAAGAACAGTAAACGGCTTGCCACGCGCAAATACGCCAATACCAGCCCATAAGCTGCTATTTAATGCAACACCGGTAGATAACGTCGCATCGGCATTGATCGGGCTAACCGCGACGCCGGATGCATTACCTAATGACTGTTGAATTGAATATTGAGACATAACTTTCCCTGTTATGCGCCCCGCACGGGGGCGCTATGTTAAACGGAGAACTTCCCCTGATTACTCAGAGTCACCGGCATCAATCGTGTCGCCGCTAATGAAGTTAAGCCCGCCTTTTTTGGCCATTGTCAGCGTTACACGAGTGAAGTAATCAGCGCCGTTGCGTGGGTGCATATCGTTGATAGCCGAACCCCACAGCGTGGTACGGTTGACCAGCGCCGGAGTGGTCGGATGCTGGAACGGGATGGCCGGGACAGCATCACCAGTCACGAAGCCTGCTTTACCCGGATTTTCATCACGGACGTAGCACAGCACATCCATCGAGCTGAACTGAATGTTCTCTGTCGTTAAGTTCTTACAAATACCAGCAGGTACTTCGTACACTTTCACGTTACCGAACAGGGTACCGATGTAGTGAACATACGGAGTCTGGATATAGTCTTCGGCTGGCTGGAAGAAATCCTTCGGCAACTGTTTGAAGAAAGATGCTGCATCAGCACCAGCAAACATCCCCATCGCACCAGAAGATTTAACGCGCTCAATAATGTCGCGATATACAGTCTGGAATTTGCCACGAATGATGGTTGCCCATACATCAAAGGACTGGTTAACCGGCAGAGCGATGTCAAAGGTGTCGGTCGCAAGAGTACGCCAGATCATGATGCGAAGACGCAGCATATCCTGTTCATGAGACAGGTATTCCTTCAGGGTGCGGAACTGTAGGGAACCCAGGTCCAGACCAAATTCACGCTGTGCTTCATACGCCGCCTGTACCGTGTGCTCAGCCGCGATAACGAACTGGCTTGGGAACAGGGTGTATTTCTTCATTTCGTGGTTGATCAGCGGGATCAGCTCAGGAGCGGCTTCAATATTGATTTCCGTCTCAATTGCGATCTCAGTGCCTTTATCCGGCGCTTTGGAGAACGACAGGGCAATCTGACCAATGTTGTAGTTCAGAGAGCAGGTAACAGTGATTTGCTCACCAGCAGCATTAGTAAACGAGTGAAGTAGGCTGCCGGAACCGTTATCAACAACAGACTTAATACGGTTAACGTAGATGTTAGTGCGACCTTTTCGGATTGGTACATTCTGGCCTTCGAAGTCTTCCATCTTGAAGGTTGCGGTTTTGCTGGTGCCATCGGAGCTTGCCACCAGCACATAGCGGCGACGTAACTGGCTGTACACACCGACGGATTGCATGTCCAGAACATCACCAGCAGCATAAGAACCAAAAGAGGAACCTGCCACGTTAAAGACTTCATAGATGTCGGACTGGTCACGCGTAACCGGAATGAAGGTACACGCATCAGCGGTAGCTGCCCCCAACTGAACAGGCAGGATCATCGCGAGGAATAAAGGCAGACGCATAACACCGTCAGAAACGCTCATCATCTCTGCTGCGACGGATTCCAGCATCGCTTTATTAGTGGCATCCATGCTATTGCGGGTGGACTCAATCAGGCAGTTTTCCAGCGTCTGGTGGCAGGAGGCCAGAATTTCCGGACGCGGCATAGATTTATGTGCTGCGGCGTAGTCAGCCAGTGCACTTGCCCACGCTGTAGCGATTTGAGCGGTGGCATTATCAGAGATACCCGCAAAAACCGGGTCTTTACGTGCAGCTTCAAGGATAGATGCGGCACGCGCGGCATCATCTTTAATGAATTGGTTATCAGTACCGAACTGCGCAGTGCTTGCCCAGCCAAGCACAGCTTTAGAGCGTTTTGCGATATCTGCAATACGATTCTGGTATTCGCGTAAGTTACTCAATTTACTCTTCCTTAAACACAAGGCACTTGTGTGAATCCCTTTTCGGAAGAGATTTTATTGAAAGTCACTTGTTGACTTTCTCGTGACAAGCAATTTTTTTATTTTTTTCGGGAGTAGGGGAGGAAGGTAAAATCCAAGGTGAAATCGTGGCGATTTCACCTTGAAATTTTAGAGAGATTTACTTTAAAAACAGTAGGTTAATAGTGAAATTTGAATGGCGAAAGTTTAAGGCTTCGGCTTTTTATCGAGGCTCTTTCTAAGGATATGCCCAATCATCCTGTCGAGTTCTTCCTGTAACTCTTTTGAAAGTCGATTAAACTCATAAGAAAATGCACGGCCTTTCACGCGCTTCCTTGCAAAGCGATCCTTGTCCTCAAATTTCCATAATTCAGTAACTACGGACTTATCTTTAGAACCTTTATCCGTGAGTAGTGAGGCTTCCTTTGTTATCAAGCGCAGGATTTTATTTTTAACTTCATCTTCGGCCATTTCTTCAATGGATAAGATGTCGTTTATTTCCGGGGATATGTTTTGAATAAGCTGATCAAACTCTAAATTCTTGTTCCCCATTTCGTCGCCAACAGCACAAAGCGTTTTGTAGTCCGAAAAGGTCAATTCCGACTGCACAGGGAAAAGGGCGACTAATTCTTCCGGAGCACTCGCTGCCTGGAGAGCACGCGTGACCTTCGCCTGAGATAGCCCTTCTTTGGCTGCAATATCCTTCTGACTCATCCCATCATTTTTCATTCGCATCAAACGCAGACCTATTTCTCGAATGCTGTGCTGCAATGCTGTCTGAACGTCTTTCGCTAAATTTTGCGCTTCCTGAACGCTGATCTCCTGGTCCGTGACTAAAACCCGCAACCCTACGTTCTCTAAGATGGCAGAAGCTCGACGCCGGGAACCATCCAAAATTTCAATTTTCCCTGTAGCCCGTCTAACACCTATTGCAGGGTAAAATTGCTGATGCTTAATAGTGCTTCGGATACTTTTTAATGATTTTGGCGTAAGAGATGCCTGGTCACGACCATTGTTATGCTGATCAACAAAGGTATCGCTTTCTACCTGATTCGGAGGTATTACCTCTTCAATAAATGTGGCCTGGCGACCTGTTGATAACTTGAATACCTGCTCGACTCGATCGCCAGAGGCTGAAGAACTATCAAATCCGCTTAATATTGAAGGATTAAGGGTTCGCCCAATTGTTGGTCTGTTTTTCTTTGACATGGGGGTTTCTTACTCCTCAGTTAGATCTGATAAATTCAATACGGTCAAAAACTGCTTTAGCAAAATCTTCCGCGGCAATTCGCGCGTTCTTCAATGCATCAGCACTACCAACATACGTTGCCGGGTTAGCTGAAATAACAGTGTCAAAAGACTCGCCGCAGCGTTCAAAACCGTCAAGGCGAGGGAGGACGACATCGAGCATATCCCCACCGAACACTTCTTTAGCCAGGCTATGGCAATACTTATGATCTGCCTTGTTACTCAACTTGGACATAAAACCAATGTTAGTCGCAAGCTGGCACTCGCAGCCTTCATCCGAAATGAGTTTTACCAACTCAGGAAGGCGGGCAACGTATTTAAGCGATGAATGGAAATCGACAGTTGCTGGCGGCAGAGGTGTAAACAGTATATTGGCCGAGGCCAAAGCATTTTTCAGGAAGGCATCAAGGTGAGGACCACTATCAACGAGGATAAAGTCATAATCGCTCTTCAGCTTATCAATCACATTTTCTTTCAGGACAGCATGGATGTTCTGACCCGGTAGATGCTCATTGCACAGCTCTCTCCAATCGGATGCAATAAAGGCATCGTCAATCGACGCAGGCATAACGTCAACCCCAGGTACAACAGAAGGAACAATAAACTCCTCTAACAGCTCTTCACGGCTTACATTCTGCAACATAGCCTGTGCAGATGTTGCGTTTACGATACCAATAGAGTGTTTATGGCTTAAAAACATCGTCGCTGAAGATTGCGGATCAAGGTCAATAACCAGAATCCTTAAATCTTCCATCAGAAGATGAGGGTGGGCACGCATTGCATGCGCCAGAGAAACCGTCGATACAGTTTTTGACACACCGCCTTTAAGATTGGAGATGAAAATCACATACGCTTCGCTGTAGCGATCCCGGTATTTTGGCACTCCGCGATGTTCATATATGTCAATGATGTTCTGAATTGACATCGCATATTTCATTGAAGAGCCAGCAGGGCGTTTATCGAAAACATAACCCTTTTCTTCCATTTCACTTACGGCATAGTCAACGTTCGCTCGAGTCAGTAGAGGCAATTTTGCCAGTGCCGCTTTCGCATAGACCTGGTAAAACTCGTTCGCGTGTAGCTCATCCTTTTGCAACTGTACTTGTTCAGTCAGAACATTGAGCATTCTGTTTGCTCTTTGAGCAACCTTGTGAAGCTGGCTGGAATCACTCATCGAAAGTCATCCTTTATGCTGTATTTTTGAATTTACTTAAAAATGCTGCATAAAATAATAATGTATGCACAGATGCTTGTACATAGCATTCTCTGCATGTTTGGTTCATTTTGCACGATTGAGAGTTACAAGGAGGGCACAAAAAAGCCCCGTTCAGGGGCATCAGTGTTATTTGCTAAGAGCAGCGAATAATCGTTCGAAATCGATAGTATCTATAGCACGCGTAAGCGCCGGAAGTTCAGCCTCAAAGTACCCGTGTCGATCGTAAAAGAAGGGACCGAAGAGCGAGGCATGTTGGATTCTACTTCGCCCCAGCCCGGACACACAGTTAAGCCCATTACCGGCTAAAAGGCTAAAAAACTTCTCTGGATTATCGTGGTAAAGCTGGGAATCAATGGTGGCGGTTAACTCTTCCATAGGGAAGCACACCCGCCCTGTCTCCCAGGGATATTTAGTCCGAAGCATAAACATTGCTTTCAGCAATTCACATTGAGCGCGGATCGCGTCCGGTTCATAGCCAGATATGGAGACATAAGCCACGTCCCTCATTCCTGCGTCATCTTTGAAAGTCACGATAGAAGTAACATCCAGCTCTTTTTCGAAAGAGCAAGCAGCATCTACTGGACGCTGAAGTAAATCATTCGACTTGATGCGCTCGAGAATCCCTCCCCACATATCATTTAGATATTCGATATGAGCCAAAACCTTATCAAGACACTCTCGTGTAAACCATTCAGTATGCCCGCCACCGGCGCTTTTCTCCCACGGCGCATTCCAGGGGAAAAAGGTTGCGTGTAAAGCCCGCTCAAGATTAACCATTGCCAAACGCGTACCACGATAGACCCGTGAAAGCGCAAAATCGGGACTCACTTGTAGCCCTTTAAACCGTGCCAATGGACCACATGAAATGCCGATTTTAAAAGTATCTCCGTTCTCTGGCACCAGAACGTAGAGGTAGTGTTGTTTCTCTTCTTGCATATCAATACCACTGCTTGATGAGAGTCGCGCAAATGTTGACTATGCGCGAAGGTTAATGTGAATAGTTGACTATGCGCGATGTGACTACAGTCAAAAGTTGACTGTAGTCGATTTAACTCCACCAAAGATCGACTATGTAAGATATTGTCGGGAGAAACGTTGACTATACGCGATGAAATGGGCCTAAAAGCCATCTCAATAGCGACTTGCAGAATATTGACGCCAGCAAAAATCCACCAGCGTCAACGAATGTCGCCTATAGTCAACTTCTCGCTATCGCATATAGTCAATATTATGGATTGCGCTTATGGATCTGGAAGCCGATTTTCCTGCCGTTTTTTATCTCTGAAAATTTAAGATATTCAATAGCTTCCAAATCTTTCATGGCTTTTCTGATAACGCTATTTTGCACGCTAACGGATGATTTGAGATTAAGCCTCGCTCTAAGGCGCTCAATGCTGACAGGTGCCGGGTTGGCGGGTAGAGCCTCAAAGAATGTATACAGTACCTTGGCTGTCTCTTTGCGCCCTAGTTTATCCAGCATCTTCAGCTTCAGGATTCGCTTATAGTCAACATAGTAAAGTTCAGATAGCTGTTTCTGCGGCTGGATCTCGATAACATCAAGCTCGGTATTCAGGCTGCTATATGCCAACAAGTTGACGTTAATGTTATTGAGATGACCTTTTGCCGCCGGGAAGCGGAATTTGACAACTGTCTGCTGAATGCGTGTCAGAGAGTCATCAATACTTTTACGGAACGCCTTTGAAAGACGCTTACGTGGATAGCCGCATCGATCGGCAAACTCGGAGAATGGCAGGGTGATTATACCGTCATCATCAGGTGCATAGTCAAACAACGCGGAGGTTATGCCCACCCACACCTTAAAATCAGTATCCATATCCAGGCGTGGACCATGAATTTCAATTCCCTCATAGCCTTCCTGCTCAACAATTTTGAGGCTTGATAGTTCTTCAGTTGCGTTCGTTGTGTTTGTTGTAACTGACGATCCGCGACGTAGCGCCACATTGGTAGATTTTAAGGTTGGCACAAACACACCTAAACGCAACAAAGCGATGGGTTGTATAGTGCTGTTGTTATTGGGCTTCAGGCTGTGGATTTCTCCTGTATTTCCTGCAACTTCTTCAACGCTAAGGAAGCCTTTACTTTCTTCCGGCATCGTGGTTTCTCCATGTGTGGCGCGGCCTGACGTCAATTTGGATGGCTGTTATCAACAGCTGTGAATATTCAGACTCTAAAATCGCGTACAGTCAATGTTTCTGTCGCGTATAGTCAACAATAAATCGCGTGCAGTCAACAATAAATCGTGCACAGTCAACATAAAATCGCGTATAGTCAATGTTGATCCCATTTCAGGCCAGAAATGACGCGGCTTACAGCGATCCGGGATCTTCTTTGGATCTTACTAGGTTCTCTTTAGGATCTGTTTATTGGATCTATGCTGTGGATAAGTTGAATAAACCGGCCAACATAGCCGGTTAGAAGGAAGGGTATTATTCTACGCTTTCGATAAGAAGACCATGTTCATAACATTTAAGCTCATCGCCTTCGTACAGGAATTGGTATCCAATACCACCATTTTCATGGACATTAGGGAATAACTCATAACTCACTGAAGAGCAAATCACACCAATGCAACGATCAACGCCTTCTCGTTCTTCAGTGCTGAAAAAATCCTCTTCGGTAAGAACATGAGTACATTGCTCATCAGCATAGGTCGGAAATACATGCTCGATGCAATCCGGGTGTTTTAAACCAAGCTGATCGGCAAGCTCGAAAGCATGACGGTATTGTTCAGATCCTGGCTTGCCAACAGTGATGTGCTCAATTTTGTAGATTGAAGTCGCTTTGTTGATAGTTTGCTTTACTGTTACTTTATCAGACATAAAAATCCCTTTTAGTTACCGCTGATAGCGCGGTTGTAATCATTAACGTTGCGATTCTTCCTGTTAATCCCCATCAGCATCGTTTCTGTATCGAGGATATACGCTGGCAGATCATCAAAATATTCACTGCTAAACTCTGGCATCCTGCACATAAATGCACTTTTTGGGGCAGGGTGGTTAACCTTTGTCGGCGTCGGCGTTAAATTCGCTGATCGACTCCCGGAGCAACCGCTGAGTGTCAGCAGGAATACGCTGGCGAACATTACCCGCCGCAACAAGTTGTTTCTGAACTTCAGCTTTTCGTTCCATTTGCCTGTCAGCATACTTGGCTTGTTCTGATTCATTTTTCACTTCCTGGCTGTGAAAATGTTGCTCTGCTTTGTTCATCGTCTCAATGGTCTGGTTAAGATCCATTATTGACTTATCACGTTCCTTAACAGCCTGATCAAGACTGCCAATTTTCTCCATGGCTTGCTTTAGCTGATGACGTTCCCACGCAAACCCAGCACCAACAAGTGCGCAAATCAGAACAAGAACACCAGTAGCAGCAAGTTTCTCCTTCAAAGACAAAGCTGTTTTTAATGTAGAAAAGAATGACATGTCTTCCTCCTGAAGAAAAATTATCAATGAAGTCCTTTGTTACTGTGCCGCTTTGTTTAATTCATCAAGAACAGAATCAGGAACCAAAGCGGCGATTGCGCTGGCTGTGCTGGCCTTATTTGCTGATGCTTCCGCAAGCGCGGTACCGATAGCATGGTTATAAGCAGTTATGGCTACGTTGGCGCTTTCATTCGCTCGTTCATACTGCTGTTGTAACGCAGTTGTGGGTGCTGTTGTCTGGTTGAAAACAACCCCAAACTGTTCAGTTGCTACTTTCAGAGATTCAATTTGCTCTTCTGTTAGTGCTGGTGGGGGAGTGGCAGTGCCGCCGCCTGAACCAGAGCCTGACGAGCTTCCTGAGCCAGTGTTAAGGGTCTGGTTAATCTCCCCCATAGCAGCGACTAAACTTGATGTATTAAGCGCGTTTACAGCGTCCTCAAGCGATTTAGTAATAGTCACATCACCAATGGCAATAGAGATCGGCAGTTCTGAAACTTCTCGCTCATTAGCACGACAGTAAACATCCCAACCAATATCGAGTTGAAGGAGCATTGACAGATCAGCATAACCAGCCAACAGGTCCGCGTGCTGAGTTGCCAGCCCTCCAATATTCGTTAAACCGGTTGCGGTTGTTCTGATCGTTGAAACATAGCTGGTAATAGTGTCGGGATAGACAATTGTATCCAGAATTAATCCGGTCAATTCTTCTGCAAGCAGTTTTGCTGTGTTAGCACTGTTTCGTGCCGATGTTATGGCACCAGGTGTTTTCATCCCACCGGCGGCGGCCAATTTTTTATATGCGGATAACTGGTAGTCTTTTTCCAGCATGATATCTCCTAACTTACCTGAACCAGGCCGTCTCCGGCTGCAACGGTAGAGCCGCATGAAACAGGATCACCAACGCATACGATCCCTTTCCCGTTGACGGTAAACCATGCCCTGGTTGATATAGCTTGCCCGCCGTGCGTGCTGTTCCCATCGGTATGCTGTGCATATTGCTTACCATCAACTAACACTTCGACTCCGTTGACTTTAAGTAGTGGTTCGCTCTCTACGGGAGGCCTGGATGGGAATCCTCCGTGCCCCGAACAAATGCTGTCTTTTGTTGCAATACTTGCCACGTCATCACCAATGATTTGCTCTGATTTTCGTTATTTTAACTTAGGTTATTTGTGGTCTGTGTGGCGTTTATTTATTGCAAAATTGCTCTAATAAATATTGTTTTTTATGTCGTGTTTTCGGTACCATTCAGCCATCGCCCTTCAATGGGCATTTGTTTGGAGTCGTCAGATGCAGATGGAGCTAATAAGCCGCAAGGAGTTCGATAGCCGTGTAACCAGCGGTGAACTCGACAACTTGCAGGCTATCAAGGTGAAAGAAGGCTTTTGCCTCATTGGGAATCAGAGCGGAACAAATCGCGTTTTTATGCTTCGCCGTACGGATTTGAAGCCATTTGTCTGGAAGAACGAAATTGGTCCCAGCTCATACGCTCAAACGAGGGGGTGCCACAACCTGGCCTTTTTCTACAAAGACGAGCTTTCTGTGGTTGATATTCAAGGGTTACAACATGTTTAAGCACTGGAAAAACATTACTATTTATAAACTTTCTCGTGAGGCGGATCTGACCGACTTAGAAGATAAAAAGAAAATGATCCTTTTCACGCCATGCGGTAGTCAGGATATGGCCAAGTTCGGTTTTGTATCTCCATTTGGTGATAATTCCGAAGTTATCGCTATGCATGGAAATGGTTTTATCCTTGTTGAAGCAAAGCGCGAAACAAAAATTCTTCCCCCGCCGGTTATCCAGCGAGCTATTCAAGAAAAAATTGAAAAACTTGAGCAAGAACAAGCGCGTAAACTGAAGAAAACAGAGAAGGACTCCCTGAAAGACGAAGTTCTGCATTCTCTTCTGCCACGGGCTTTTTCAAAGTTTTCTGTTATCCAGGCGATCTACGACGGTTCAACTAAACGTATCTATATCAATGCCAGCGCGCGGCAGGCAGAGGATATGCTCGCGCTTATGCGTAAGTCTCTGGGTTCTCTTCCTGTTGTTCCCCTGAGTGTTGAAAATCCCATTGAATTAACGCTGACCGACTGGGTACGTGATGGTAGTGCTCCACAGGGATTTCAAATGGGGGATGCGGCAGAACTTAAGGCAGTGCTTGAGGATGGCGGTATTGCCCGAGTGAAAAAGCAGGACTTGGGAAGTGATGAAATATCCACACACCTGGAAGCTGGCAAGCTCGTCACTAAGTTGGCACTCGACTGGCAGAACCGCATTAAATTTACACTGGACCATAACTTCAGCCTTACCAGCGTCAAATTTGCGGATGAATTGCTTGAGCAGAACTCTGATATTGATAGTGAAGATGTTGCGCAGCGACTGGACGCAGATTTCTTCCTGTTGACCAGTGAAATTTCGTGCCTGGTTGATGCTCTGGTAAATGCCCTTGGTGGAGAGGCTAAGCAGTGAAAGAGCTGTGCTATGGATCTGTTTGCAGTGGAATTGAAGCCGCGAGTATTGCCTGGGAACCGTTGGGTATGCGTCCGGTGTGGTTTGCTGAAATCGAGTCTTTTCCATCTGCCGTTCTTGCGCACCGCTGGCCCCATGTCGCCAACCTTGGCGACATGACAAAACTTGCCAAAAAAGTCCTGGCTGGGGAAATCGAATCCCCTGATGTGCTCGTCGGGGGAACACCTTGTCAGGCATTCAGTATCGCGGGATTACGTGGTGGGCTTGATGATGAGCGTGGCGCGCTAACTTTAAAGTATGTGGAGCTTGCAAATGCAATTGACGACAAACGGGCTGAGTCATTTCTCAAACCAGCCGTTATCGTCTGGGAAAATGTCCCAGGAGTCTTGTCATCGGCAGATAACGCCTTCGGATGTTTCCTTGCTGGATTGGCTGGAGAAGATGTGCCATTTGAACCAGGTGATCGACCTGAATCAGGAAAAAGCAACGCGTTCTGGCGGTGGGATGGCAAAACCGGTTGCCATGTTCCAAAGTGGCCGCAGTGTGGTTGTATTTATGGACCGCAGCGAAAGGTGGCCTGGAGAATCCTTGATGCCCAATACTTCGGAGTGGCACAACGACGCCGACGCGTGTTTGTTGTCGCAAGTGCTCGAACAGACCTCGATCCCGCAACGGTACTTTTTGAGTTCGAAGGCGTGCGCCGGAATATTGCGCCGAGCAGAGGCGAGGGGAAGGAAACTACCAGATATACTTCAGACATCGCTATCAGATCTTGCGATGATACAAACATAGTTGCCATGGCACATGGGCAAGGAGGGGCTGAGATAAAAACCGATAATTCGGCACCAACTTTGACATGTAACCATGAAGCACCAATTGTATTGCTCGGCGACGGTAGAATGCGCCGTCTTACCCCTGTCGAATGTGAAAGGCTGCAAGGTTTTCCTGATGGACATACATTGATCCCTACGGAAAAGCGTAAAAAAGTTTCTTCAGATGAACTGGCATACCTTCGCAAAAACTCTCCTGATTTGAACGAAGAAGAGGCTGCAATGCTTGCAGCTGACGGACCGCGTTACAAAGCGATCGGCAATAGTATGGCGATACCAGTAATGCGCTGGATTGGCGAGCGGATAACCAAGGCTGCATGTCGGCAGAATGAAGGGCGTGAAACAAAAGAGCGAAAAGTTAAACCAGCGGCAGAATTCGAACGGTCCATATTCAAATGGGCTGGTGGAAAATTTGGTGTTCTGGAACAAATCTTTCGCTATTTGCCAGAAGGGAAGCGCCTGATTGAACCTTTCGTCGGTGGTGGAGCTGTCTTCATGAATGCCGGATACCAGGAAAATCTGCTAAATGATGTGAATGCTGACCTGATTAACTTTTACAAGACTCTGCAACGCGAGGCGCATTCACTTATCACTCTGGCACATCGGTTCTTCCAGGACTACAACACCCAGGAGGGATTCCTGGCAGTACGGAATGCGTTTAACAAACAAGTCTATGATGATTTACATCGCGCAGCGGCGTTTTTGTTCCTGAACCGACATTGTTTTAACGGATTGACGCGTTACAACCAGGCCGGTGAGTTCAATGTCGGTTATGGGAAGTATAAAACTCCGTATTTCCCATTACAGGAGATGGAAGCCTTCCTCGGTGCGGAAGGGCGGTCTGAGTTTGTATGCGGTGATTTTGCAGCGGTGATTGAAGCTGCCGGAGAAGGAGATGTCATCTTTTGCGATCCGCCGTATGAACCGCTTCCAAATACAGAGGGATTCACGAACTATTCCGGTCATGACTTTAAGTTTGAAGAGCAAAAACGCCTGGTGTCTCTGTTGACGGATGCTCATCGTCGAGGTGCAAAGGTTCTCATTACTAACAGTGGCGCGCCAAACATCAGAGAGCTTTATCATGACAGTGGCTTCAGAGTGGAACATCTTTTTGCCAGACGTTCTGTGTCTTGTAAGGGGGACACTCGAGGTGTAGCTCATGACGTTTTGGGTATATTGCTCTAATAAATTTATTAGTGTAATATCGCCTCAATGAATCGTGATTTATAGAGCGATTTAGCTGTTAGCCGCGACAGGCGCGGCGGTAAGCATGGCTGGGCCTAGTCCTCCCAGACAAACCACCGAGTTGCCAGGTTGACCATGCGCCTAAGTGGCAACGCCGAAGTGCGTTACGAGCTTCCAGTTTGCCCATCTTCGGGTGGGCGTTTTTTTCAGGGTTTTCGTCATGGTTAGCGACTTTGCGGCGGTTTAGAAACTGACCATTAAAGTAAATGCAAACGATGATCTGATGATGGTAGCGGCCTAAGAAACCAGATGCCACGGGGTATGAGTCGTCCCCCGTCAAAAAAATCGACCGCAGAGTGTCCCCGTCTGTGTATTAGGGAACGGGGAGGCACAACAGGTAAGGGCGCTGGTGTGATTAACCAGATGAACGAGAAGGGGCCATCTGTTGGTCAGCGTCCTTTCCTGTTGCGTTTTCTTTTCAGCGTAACAGCGGTGCTTAACAGCACTTTGGGTACAGTTCCACGAATTTACGGGTATATCCCGTCATGCTGAAGGCGCTAATCACGCTGGAAGCCAGGGTTGTGCATCCCCTGTTACCGAATTGCAGCCAGGGCGCGGTGCGCCGAAAAGCATACGGAGGTGGAAGCCCTCGCCGGAGACGTACCCGGCAAGTGATGGTGTAGCTCAGCGGTAGAGCAGTTGGCTGTTAACCAACTGGTCGGTGGTTCGAATCCACCCACCATCGCCACTTTAGGGGAGTTAGTCCGTAGGGGTAGCGGGGTAGACTGTAAATCTACTGTCATTGCGACTCGGGTGGTTCGACTCCATCACTCCCCACCAAATTGCCGGTTTAGCTCAGTTGGTAGAGCGCCTGCCTTGTAAGCAGGATGTCAGCGGTTCGAGTCCGTTAACCGGCACCAACACAACAGGTAAGGGTATTTTGCGACGTCGGAGATCGCCGTGCTTGGCAGAGGGTTCGAATCCCTACGAAGTACCCTTACCGTTGTGATGAAGTGCAGCTCTTTGAAGCAACCAGAAGATAAGCATCTGGCTTCACAACATAAACCGCAGGAACGACCAATAAACGGTAGTCCGTATGGAGAACACCCCGTTGAGGAAGAGGCCTGGCCGGAACCGTAACCGGCACTACAACGTTGAGAACACTGGCGTAACGGGGTCATATCCCAATCTACGAATAAATGTTGCGTTGCAGCGTGACAACCAGTGTTCTCAACATTGTGGTGAATGCACAGGCTGATGTGCCGCAACTACAGTAGTGCGCGCTTTGCGGGGCTTGCTACAACCCTGTGTCGGAGTTCAGCACCGACCATCACAGTTTGATTCTCTGGCATGAGCATAACGCTGAAATAAGTCCAGTCTGGTGCGGCCCGATCACCCGCCGTTAGCTCCACGAAACGGAGCACGTAACAGGTAAGAGCATTCTCCTGTAACGGGTTCATATCCCAATCTACAGGTCCACCAAGAATGCTCTTTCCGTTGCGGTGAATGCGGCTAAGCGCACGCGGGGAAATGGTTATATCTGTCCATTATTTCTCCTTGTTTCCACGTCCACGGTGGATAACCAGCCAAAGGACACCGGGAGGAACCCGGCACCGCAATCTAATAAATATGTCACTTTTATTGAGGGATAACCAATGTTCGGTAAATTGTTCGGCAAGAAAGTCGCTTCTGCAAAAGTAGAGCTGAAAAAAGTTGAGAATCGCGATCTGATGGAGGCCATCATCGGTGGCTGTTTGTTGGTGTCTGCCGCTGATGGTGAAATCGAAAAAGAAGAAACAGCGAAACTTGATCAGCTTGTCCGCTCTAATCCGCGTCTTAGTCATTTTGGTAACGAAATTACTGCAACAATTACCCGCTTTACCGAGCAACTGGAAGCTGGCTTCCGTGTTGGTCGCATGAATATCCTTCGCGAAATTGAAGATATCAAAAACGATCCAAAAGAAGCGGAAGAAGTATTCGTTAACATGCTGACAATTGCAGAAGCGGACGGTGAAATCGAGCCAGCAGAACACAAAGTACTGGAAGAAGTAGGCCGTCGTTTAGGTCTTCGTGTGGAAGATTATCTGTAATGGCAAGCAAGGCACGTATCGCAATCGCCATTGGTTTTCTCTTGCTGTCCGTGCTGGTGGATTTCACCAGCACAATCCTGTCAGTTTTATCGGACGGGGCGTTGGTGGCAGTAGCTGTAACATTGGTATGGCCGATATTTAAAACAGCTTCGAAGGATCAGTGATGGGCTTCTGGGATTTTGCTGACAAGTATCCAATTGTTCTCATTATTATTGTTGCCATAGTTGTAGGCGGCATTGTTAGCGCCATTGAAGCACTTAGTAAACAGTAATCCGGCCCCTTAGCTCAGTGGTTAGAGCTGGCGACTCATAATCGCACGGTCACCGGTTCAAGTCCGGTAGGGGCCACCATATTTGGTTGTAACACGGCGTCTGGCACATGCGTCGTTAGCGGTCTGGTGACGTTAAAGGGGTAACCTTTCCCCTAGCTCAGGCAACAAACCAGGTAGCCGGAATGTGCAAGCCCCGTTCATAGCGTCGGACTGCGGATTCACCATCTTGGCGATTCGGTGTGACAGCCGGGAAGAGTCCGGCGAATTAATCCTGATTTTCTGGTGATGACTCATATCGTTAGGAGTGATTTGAGTATGCCGATTATATCTGACATTCAGCACGCCTGGGTGGAGTGCTAATGTCTGCATCCCCTCTTGAATCCATGCCAAATTCCCTTAGTGCAGAACAAGCTGTACTTGGTGGCTTAATGCTTGATAACTGCCGCTGGGATGAAGTGGCAGATCGTATAGTTGCTGATGATTTTTATACCAGTGCTCATCGTGAAATTTTCAGTGAGATGGAGAGGTTATTAAGTCATGGCAAACCGATTGATTTGATAACACTTGCTGAAGCACTTGAACAGAACGGTAAATTAGAACGCGCCGGTGGTTTTGCGTACCTTGCGGAGATGTCAAAGAACACGCCCAGCGCGGCAAATATTTGTGCTTATGCGGATATCGTTCGTGAACGCGCGGTTGTTCGTGAAATGATTTCCGTCGCAAATGAAATAGCTGAAGCTGGATATGCGCAGGATGGCCGGGGCAGCAATGAATTGCTGGATATGGCCGAGCGCCGCGTTTTTGAAATAGCTGAAAAACGACAAAAGAGCGGTAGTGGTCCAAAAGATATCGCCAGCATTCTCGATGCAACGGTATCTCGCATAGAAGAGTTGTTTCAGCGACCGCATGATGGTGTAACGGGGCTTGATACCGGATTTACCGATCTCAATAAGAAGACGGCAGGGCTTCAGTCGTCCGATCTCATCATTGTCGCCGCCCGCCCATCTATGGGGAAGACCACGTTTGCGATGAATCTCGTCGAAAATGCCGCAGTTCGTAACGATAAGCCCGTATTGGTTTTTAGCCTTGAGATGCCGAGCCACCAGCTGATGATGCGCTCACTGGCTTCTCTTGCACGCGTTGATCAGACTCGTATTCGAACAGGGCAACTTAACGACGAGGATTGGGCGCGGGTTTCTGGCGCAATGGGTATTCTGTTGGACAAGCAGAATATTTTTATTGATGACTCAAGCGCCCTGACGCCGACAGAGCTACGTTCCCGCGCTCGTCGTGTTTATAAAGAAAATGGTGGTTTGAGCATGATTATGATCGACTACCTGCAACTTATGCGCGTCCCCGAGCTGCAAGATAACCGAACGCTGGAAATTGCCGAGATTTCTCGCTTACTGAAGGCGTTGGCGAAGGAATTACAAGTACCGGTGGTGGCATTGTCACAACTTAATCGATCGCTTGAACAGCGTGCGGACAAACGACCGGTAAATTCAGATTTACGTGAATCAGGAGCAATTGAGCAGGACGCAGACCTGATCATGTTTCTGTATCGCGACGAAGTTTATCACCCGGATAGCGAAATGAAGGGCATTGCCGAGGTAATTATCGGAAAGCAACGAAATGGCCCAATTGGCACGGTGAGATTGGCTTTTAACGGCCAATACTCACGGTTTGATAACTATGCTGGTGCTGACTGGCAAGAGGATTATTAATGCAATGGAATGAGGAAAAGCCGATGAACATCCTGATCATTGGGCGAAAATTTGAAGCTATCAGTGATGTGAAAACATATACGGAAATGTGGGCTTACAACCTGGCCTGCGCCTTTAGTGAGGCAGGGGTAACATTGCAATACCATCGTCCATATTCCCCCGGCGTCGAAAGCCCGGAGGATTATGTTGAAGCTGTGTTGACCGCTGCGACCTCGTGTTCTGCGAAAGCCATTTTAGCGCCAGGATTGCGGTATTTTACTACGGTGCCCAGGGAAATAGGCGTGCAACTGCGTCGTCGATTCACTGGATGGGTAGCCCAGGTATACGACGGTTCTATGCTGGATTCGGCACCAGTCGATATTACTTTTACTGTCCGCGATGATACCTGGCGGTACCTGGATAATCCAGGCAGGTTAGAGCGTCATAATCGTTTTAACAAACATGTTGGATGGGCAGCGAATCAGGATCTGTTCCATCTGGAAACCAAAACAGACGATGTTCTGCGTATTTTTGTAGACCACGCTGCATTTGATGTTAGTGGTTTTGATTACTCCTTAAGTATCCTTATGAACCTTCAGCGTCTGACCGTTCCGTATGAGGCCAGAACGTTGACTGATGACGGATTGGTTACCATTGATCCGGGGAATATTTCGGTAACTCCATACAGGCGGACGCCGGTGCCAGCAACCGAATTTGCAGCTGAATTGCGTAAGAGTGACGTTTTTATCGTTACGCATCCCGAAAGCCTTGGATTAACTGTACTTGAGGCGGCAATGTGCGGGGCGTTGGTATTAACGCCTCCCGATTGCCTTCCGCCAGATCGCCTGGCTTTGGTGAACCATATGGTTATCAAGTCGCGGATTGATTGGGATGAGGTTATTGCTCGCGTTGATCGCGTGAAAAATGCTGAAAAGGTCCAGTGTCACACCTGGTCGGCAATTGCGGAAAAGATGCTTGAGACGTTTATCACGCAGAAACCGTCGTGCGGTAACGGATAAAAAATTGAACCCGTCATAACAGAAAAGCCCGAACGCCGGGCTTTTCTTAAGCCTTGTCAACAGAGACTTGAGCGGCTTTTATGGATAGATTCCCGCTGGCCTCTATCGCCATACTTCCCCCCGCCTTCAGGGCGACATCCGCGCCTGACTTTATATCGAGATTTCCTGCGGAAGAGATGAATGCCGGACCTTGAGAAATGGCATATAACTCCCCGGCCTCGTTGAACCCGATTGTTGTTCCACTTTTCAAGTGCGTAACGGCCCAGGCTCCGCCCGCCGTCCGGACCTCCATTAGTCCGTTCCGCGACGAAATAAAGTCTTTTTTGGCGCTGGTTGATGGTTGTGCTGGTGCACCTTCGACTTCAGGCGGTACATAGCCTTCACCTTGTCCTGACGCTTCAGGCGGCACATTGGGAGCGCCACCGGATGCATCCTGTGCATAACCGATTATCAATGGCCATCGAGAATCCCCATTGTAGGGAAATTCTATCCATACTTTATCGCCGGGCAGAAATGGTGAAAACGTGTTTGCATTGGACAATATAGCTTCTGCCCACGGCAATGAAGCATCTGGTAACCCATCCATCATGCCGACAACACGTATTTGTGTACGCATCAGACCTTTAGGGTCATCGACGCTTATCACTACAGCCCGATACTTCCCTGTCAAACTACCCATTCACCACTCCTAACTGTGCACGGCTGACAAAACGAAAGCGGTCTTCGAAATGAGTCACGGACATCACTATCATTTTGTCAGGGATAGATTCATCGAGTTCTCCGTCACCTGCCGTGTTATGCACGACAATTTTCAGCGTCGTACCCGGAGTTAGCGCGGCATTTCCTTCCACCAGCATATCGAGGCGGGGGAGAATGAATTTGTTGTAGTTCGCCAGCGCGGTAGGATCGGGATTGCTCGTAAATTTAATGGGGTCTTCCTGGTTACCTGAGTAAACCACACCTTTGGTCATGTCATAACTGGCCATTCTGTAATTGTGGCGGCGCTGGTATTCATAATCGGCATTCAGGATGTTGAACTGACTAATTGTAAATCCGGATGTGTTGGGATTGGCGGACTCATAAGTAAGCGATGGAGCGGCGTTTGCCATTTTTTCCATACTTTTAAAATTGATCGTCCCCCTGGATGCCCAGCACATAGAACCGGTATCCCGGGCTATCTCCTGCAATACCTTGGTCGGTTTTTCTCCAACATTTAGGTGGTATGTGGATGTTTTTCTGAATGAGTCAGCATTTACCTTCAGACCAGGGGCAAGAGAGGAAACTACGGCTGATGGTGGCTTATCAACAAAATACTGTGCGCTGGTGGACGGAACTTTTAATAACCGCACCGGGTTACTAAACGCGTAAATCAGTACAGTATCGTCCTTGCGCGGCGCTTTAAGAACAAAGAACTCTTCCGAGAAGAGGATGCCGCCATGACCTTCCGGATCACCAAGTGAAACTGTCAGTATTGTACCAAATTTCACCCCCAGCTTATTGACCACGTAAGCCGTTGAATCCCTGATCATGAGCATAAGCTGGGGACCAGATAGCTCCCCAGGTTCGACATAGGTACATCCTACGATCATTTCGCGAGGGATTTCGTTCTGCCCAATTGAAACAGATTGCAGGAATAGCTGAGTGCGTTTTGAATCAGTTTCCGGGGCTGTGGTGGTCTTTGTGGCCATCTCATTCCTCCAGAATTTTCGCTTTTACCGTTATGGTGCCGGTGGTTTGCTGCATATAAGCCAGGATAGGAAGTTCCGCCACAACGGTGAGGTTCAATCCAACCGCGAACAGCCTGTTGTCGGCGGTGCCGGTGGTCAGATCCTGAAATGCGATTGATTTTTGCCCTTCTATGTAACAGGTAACCGGTATCTCATAACCGCCGACATTGGCAATGTGAGTGAAAGATGCCTGCCCGAGGCTGGCATACATTCGTAGCCAGAATGCTAATGCAGTTGTAACCATCCCAAGAGATTCCTTCTCGTCACTGGCGATCCATAGCGAATATTCCAGTGAGAAAGGGATAGTCGATACCAGGGCTTCAATCTCATCATTTTCATTGGTGACATGCCCTTCATCGTAATTATCCCGGCACAGTTCACCTTCATAAATTGAAAACGCGGGAGAACGAGACAGATTCACAAGCGGCATTGCCAGCTTATTTACTGGGCCAGCAGAGGCTGTATCTTTGCGCCCGGCGCGATCGGCTTCAAATGACGACAACCACTCCTTCACATCACTAAAAGTGCCGAGCGTTATGCGATCTCTTGGTGTGCGTTTCAGGAACTCCCTGAATGACTGGTTAGTGCGATCATTAAAGCTGACAACTTGTGAGTCGAATGCTTCGTTTAAAGCCTGTGCGAGCGCCGAATCAATGCCATCAATAGTGGCAAATTCCAGCTTACCGGTTGGAGTAAGACCTTTTTTCTTAAAGATGGCCAGTAGCCATTCCTGATTATTCAGAATCACCGATGAAATTCCCTTCAAAGGCGCGTGAAGGCACGCAATAAAACAAACTGCCTACCCTGGCAGTGCCGTAATTGAATATTTTATGGATGTACCAGAAGCGGCGAATGGTTGTGCCGTCTGACAGCTGTTCCAGCCATTCGAGCATAGAACCCACTGGCACATTAACGGCGGCCAACCGAAGGATTAAAGCACTGTCGCTAATTCCCGTATTATCACTGCCGTCGTATAGCGCGTAGAAGGCGTCCATCTCATCCGGGCAGTCGAGGGCCGTTATCAGTTCTGGATCCTGATAGTCATATATGCGTTGGTTCGGTTCTATTATTTCAGATGCCGTTTCAGGTGCATTTTTGTCTCTGTAAGGTATTGCGCGATACAGAACCGCATCGAATGAGTCAGGGTCTAGCTTGATTGCTTTGAGCCAGTCCATCCGCACAAGGTTATTAAAAACTGCATGACCTTGATAACGGTGGCGCACACCAGAATCACTAAGCAGGCCGTGATCCAGATTGGGAAGGTGATTGTCCTCCACAGGATCAACAATATTACCAACGTTAACACCATCGGTTTCGATTTCAGCATCAATATCTTCCTCTTCAATCAGTTCAGAACCTTCGCCTGGAATATCCGGATCCGATTCGGTGTCCGGGAGGTTATCACCAGTCACTTGTTGTGATGGTTCTGTGTCCTCAAACATGTCATCAAAGAAACCAGCCATCGATTATCCTTTCCGTTTACGGGCTTCGTTAATTTGTGTCTCAAGAATGCTTCGCGCCTGCGCAGTGGCAGCGGCCTTGTCCATTCCCTGACTCATGAAAAACTTTATGAGGTTGTTCGCCTGCGTTTGCAGGGCTTTTTTGAGAGCGTCGGCTTCAGCGCGAGCCTGGGCTTCCCTCACCCGCGATGCTTTTAGTTCGGCATTCTTCCTGTTTGCCGTGGTGCGAGCTTTTTTTAACAACCGGCGAACGTTGTCCGTGGCGCTATCTTTTGCGCGTAGTTTTTTGCCTAATGCATCCTGAGATTTCAGATACAGCTCATACTCACGCGCAGCTTTAGCCTGATCCGTCGTTGTTGTCCGGTTGCGCGCGAGCGATTTAGCCAGTTCGCCTTTGAAATAGGTTGTTGTCTTCCGCTTGTCATCGCCGAAGGCTACCTGTTCAGCTGCTTTTTCCAGGGCAATAATGATGGCCTTGTGCCATGTGGGAGACTGAAAACGCGTCATAGCGTGCAACACATGTTTGCAGGCCACACCAGTCAGATCAGGGTTGCGGATCTTGGGGAATGCATACTCTTTTGGCGGCGCGACAGCATAGTTACCAGCCGTGGCCATATAACGATACCAGTATTGATGGCGTCCACAATCACAGTCGAAAGATACCCGGCCCTTGCAGAGATCGGCAGCGATTCGGGCTTTTTTCGCACCGTCTTCAGCAATTTCCTCAACGGCTTTATCCCATTCCTCAAATCGAATTCTGACACGGTGATGCTGGTGGACCGACTCATCCGAGGCATTAACAGATATCAATGCAAGGTTGTGTTTTAGCCCGAGGAATGTCGCGGCTTTGATCCCTGTGCCATCAGAAACTTTGTTGTTAGCGCGTTTTATATCAATGCTGGTGGACTGCGCCACCAGCTGAGCATAGGTAATGCCGGGTACCGTGCTCTTGAATTTGGTTTTATGAGCCTGCCTTGAGGTGTTGAAACTGCGTATATCTTCGGGCGTAAAGTAGGTGCCATCTTTCTTTTTCCCAAGGCTGAGGAATGCCTCAAGTTCGCGGTTACGCATCCCCATAATCCTTGGGGTGAGTGTACGTCGCGCGTTTCGCCGATTCTGACGCTGCTGTTTACGGATAAGATCGAAGACCTTGTTAAAGTCTTTTGCACTTAATCCATCAGTCTGATAGCGACCAAGGTTGTCGCGAGCATATTCAGTTGGCATTCATTTCCCTTACGCAATGGATAATGTCCCTATTACCTGGCCGTCGTATTGGAAATGGCGAATCATTTCGCGGATCCAGGTGGCAGGTGGGAGTTTTAATTTTTTGCCAACAGTCATACCCTGAGACTCATCCTCAAGCCCGGCGGCGAGCGTCACAACCCAGCGTAGCTCTGCTATGCCCCACATACGGTAAGCCAGCAAATCCGGGCGATATTGCTCATCGGGAAGAACGTAATAAATCGTCAGATTCTTGTCGTTCGATTCACACATAAGCATCACCTCTTTGCGTAGCTCTGCCCTGAGTATTGGATCGGCTATGTTGCGGTCGTCATACCGCGACAGAGGATATTGCCGGGTGCTTTGGGTTGTAGTGATTGATGTAGCCATAGTCAGCCTGCCAGAAATAGATGATGGTGATTCTACCGCTAGTCATTTGTTGATTATTTAACTCAATAAAAGAAAATTATTAGTGCAATTTTGGTTGTGAAATGTATCATTCTGCCCTTAAGTAGGTTCTTCATGAGGAAACAAAATTGGCAGAGCGTGTTGATGATGCAGAGCTGAGCATGAATCAGTTAGAAGCTCTCAAAGACATGGCCATCGATAACATCAGAAAGCAGGCACAGGTCGTGAGTCAGGTATTTACAGGGAAGTGTCGTTACTGCAATGAACCGATTGAATCAGGCATCTATTGTGACGCTGAGTGTGCGCAATGGCACAGGGAAGAGCAGGCCGCAAAACAGCGTAAATATGGCATGCGACCGGCAGGATTTGACTGATTGTGTTGCGCTTTACTGAGGAAGAGTTTCAGGCTTTTAGTGAGCGTCGAAATAAGGGGCGGTCCAGGCCAAAAACCAAAAAGGATCCATTCTTATCGCTTGCGCCGGTAAAAGAAGTTTCTCCACATGCGAAGGCACTTGCAGCACTGGCAAAGAACCCAGACCTGCGCGACGGAAATTGCGAGCACTTCGAGCAGGTTTTCATTTTTGATTACTTCGAACGCAAGCACCCTGACATCTATGAGCTGTTGCATGCAACGCCTAACGGAGGGAAACGTTCAAAAGCAACCGCCGGGAAAATGAAGGCTGAAGGGCAGAAAAAAGGTTATCCGGACATGAGTCTCGATAAAGCATGCGGTATTTATCACGGCATGCGAATTGAGCTTAAAGAACCAAATGGTAAAGCCCCGACGAAAGAGCAGATCGCCTGGATGCGCAGGCTTGGAGAGGAAGGTTACTACGTCGTTCTTGCGTATGGTGCAGAACAAGCGATAACCGCCATCCTGGAATACATAAGCCTTAAAAAGGGTGAGGCTATTGAGCATGTATTGAACGGCGACAAGTGGTTGTATGCTGCTTAAAATAATAAATTAATTAGTGCACATGTGCTCTTTGATATAGCGCACATTAACATCGGGAGAATAATAGTGTCATTCAAGGTTAATTATGAATCGCTGGCATCGATCATGCCGCGTAATGAACAGGAAGCAGATGCTGAAGTGGACCCGGTAATCGCTGAAATGAATGCTCGCCTGGAGGCTGAATTTGCAGCTGAGAATGAACATACCACCCAGGGCGACTAGGACTGTTTTTTGTGTCGGTAGCGGTCCGTCACTCACTCGTGAGGACTGTGCTGCTATAGAAAAAACTGGCTGTTCAATCATTGCGGTTAACAATTCCTGGCTGATGTTCGATGACATTTATGCCTTATACGCCGGTGATTTGTCATGGTGGAAGCAATACGGTTCCACCATACCGGGAGGGAGGTTCCGCAAAGTGACAGCCAACCTGGCGGCGGCGAAATCATTTTCGTTGGAGTACAGGCGATATTGTGGACCGGCGGAAGGGGTAAATAGCGGCGCGCAGGCTATCAGTCTGGCTGCTGAATCAGGGGCTGAAGTAGTGGTATTAGTCGGCTATGACTGTTCTCTGCAAAACGGCCTTCATTGGCATGGTGCGCACCCTCAAGCCCTACGGAATCCAACGCAGGTGTCTATTTCAAAATGGCAACAGCAGTTCCTGGATACCCGCAAAAAACACGCAGATTTACATATTTTGAATGCAAGTAGGAGCAGTGCAATTCAATGTTTCCCAAGAATAAATTTAGAGGCAGTGATCGCGTTATTATCGTCGGCAGTGGCCCAAGCGCCGCAAACTTTGTTGCGCCGCGCGGAGTGCCGATTATAGCGGTCAATGGGGCCATCGACTGGCTGAACCGCGCTTCTTATTTTTTCACACTTGATCCATCGCCAGACAATATGCGGCGCGTTGGTCGTGGCCGCCGTCGCCGTGGTGTTTGTTATTGCATGGCACTACCCGATGTTAAAGAACGTGAAGTCAGAGACGGCATTCTGTGCTTCCGTCGTGTGGCTGAACGCGGCACAGAGCCAAAAAATACGAATTCTCCCGAGTGGTGGGCGTGGCGCTGGTCCGCACATTTCGGCCTTTGCGAAGATGAGAATGAAATTGCCAGCGGCAATAGTGCATATGGTGCTCTGAACCTGGCTTTCCATATCGGATTCAAACATGTAGCCCTGGTGGGCGTTGACGCTACGCAAGAACTACGCGTTCACTCCGGCGGCACGCCAAAAAATCTAAGTCACCTGCCTTTGTTATTCCAGTCTGCGCGTGAACAGATTGACGTTGTTTCATGCGGGAAAATGGGAGGTATTCCGCAGATGACTCTTAAAGAATGGCTGAAGAATACATGATGGCACCCACAATTTATCACCGTATCGACGGTACCAAATACAGGAATGTCTGGGTTGTTGGTGATCTGCATGGTTGCTACACCAGACTGATGTCCGAACTCCATCGTGTGGATTTTGACCCGGCGCAGGATTTACTGATATCGGTCGGCGACCTTATCGATCGCGGTACTGAAAATGTCGAATGTCTGGAACTATTGCAGATGCCCTGGTTCAGGGCAGTAGTGGGGAACCATGAGCTGTTGATGCTCGATGCGTTAAGTCCTGATGGCAACGTGAATAACTGGCTAATGAATGGCGGTCAATGGTTCTTCATGCTGGACGCTGATCAGGAAATATTAGCCAGGGCGCTGGTGGAGTTGGTAAGACGACTGCCCTATATCATTGAGTTGAACACCGGGCAAGAAACTATCGTTATAGCCCATGCCGACTATCCGGATAATGAATATCAATTCGGTAAGGAGGTGCCGCTTTTCAACGTTGTCTGGGCGCGCGAGCGTATCAGTGATTCGATGGATGATATTGGTGGCGAAATTTCGGGCGCAGATCGTTTTATCTTTGGTCACACTCCGGTGAAAAGCCCGAAGACATTCTGGAATCAGCATTATATCGACACAGGTGCCGTATTTTGCGGAAACCTGACATTGAAGAAAGTGAAAGGTGATGGTGCAGCATGAAGATTGCTTTAGTTCTTCGCTCTGGTGGTGACTATAACGCTTCCGATGTGCAGTGGCTGGTTAATCAACTGCCAAAAGACTATGAAATTATTTGCCTGACAGACCTGAAGTGTTTACATGTACCTGGCGTCAAAGTTATCCCATTGATCAACCAGTGGCAAAAGTGCCGTGGCTGGTGGGCGAAAATCGAGTTGTTCCGACCGGATATAACCGATGATCTGTTCTATCTGGATTTGGACACGGTTATTGCCGGTGATATACACCCAATCCTAGAGAATCCACCAACCAACTTCACCATGCTTAGGGATTTTTACCATCCACAATATCGTGGCAGCGGTGCCCTGTGGATACCAAATAGTGTAAAAGCGCATATCTGGAGTGCATTCTGGCAAGATCCGGAAGGTTGGATTGCTCGTTGTGTTACTACTGAATGCTGGGGTGATCAGGGGTTTTTGCGGAAGGTTATGGGTGATGATACACCAGCATTTCAGGATCTGTATCCGGGATGGTTTGTAAGTTACAAGGCCGATGTTGTGGAACCTGGTTCGAAATATGCGAGCGCGCGTTACTCCAGGGGGAATGGGGCATTACCAAAAGACTGCCGAATAATCTTTTTCCACGGCAAACCGCGACCTCGCGAAGTGTCAGAGGATTGGATTCCCCTTACCAGCTCGTTTTTTGAGCAAGTATCAGAATAATATTGCTCTAATAATTCCATATTTTTAAAACGTGATGTACACTCATCACGTTTTTTATTAGAGCAATTTACAAGGTGCACTATGTGGCCATTCCGACGGAAATATCACTACTGGCTGATCGCCTTTGTTACGCCGACCGGCGGTATCAGGCATGTCATCACCAGGTATCGCAACAAGAGACTCACCTTAGCCAGAATTTTACAGGCTGCCATAGGTGAGGGACTGGATACAAATTGCGTAGTCCTTCCTCCTTCATACTTAGGAAAAATGACCGAAGCACAAGCTAATACGGAACTTTGAAATGAGCACTTCAGCACAAAAGCAATCAATCGAAAATGTATCTATCCCTGATGTCCTGAATGCCGGTATCCCGGCCATTATCCAGAACATCCGGGCCGCGCAACGCCGCGTTAGTTGTGATGACCTCACAGCACGTTTTTTTGATAATGCGGTTCAGTCAGCGGAGATGCTTCACGCACAGCTTATTGATGTTTATAACGCAGAAGCTGATAGCCATAACTCTCTGGTAGATGCAGCTGAAAATATGCAGTTGGATCTCGGTCTGAAGGGTAAAGAAATTGAAGAGCTTCAGCTGGAAATTGAACATTTGAAACGCCAGCAACAGGACGCGATCGACGATGCGACGCATGATGCCAACCAGCGTGCTGATAATGCCGAACGTATAAGCATTGAGCTGGAAACAAAACTCAATGAAATGACCGCGATGGTTGAACTGCGGAACTCACAGATTTCAACGCTAAAATCTCAATATAAAGAGATCATGAAACTTGATCCTTTTAACCTTGAGAAACGCTATAACAAAGCTAAAAGCGAGCGACAGGAACTGCGTAAGCAGGTCGCCGACCTTAACCAACAGCTCAAAAAAACTATTAAAGATGCAAGCGAAGCGCGCGTGGCATTTGCTAATAAAAAAGCAGAGGTTACCGCGCTGGTTAATGAGAATGCCAAATTTGCGACGCTCAAGAAGGAAATGTATGGCATTACTGAGCGCCGTTTCCCTGCAAGCAAACTTCATCCGACGTTAGGGCAAATCTCCTTCTTCCCGCGCCTCCTGGCTTATGGGATCTCATCGCCTAAAGAGTTCAATAACGAGCGTCCTTATATCGTTTCTAAGCTGGACTTTGCTTATCAGTTCTGCTGCGACATGGGCTATGCCATTGATATCCGGATCAACGAATGGCTGATGCCAAACTTCCAGCCGTTGGCCATTTTCCGCGAGTTCCAGCCGGAAGGTTGGGTAGAGTTCTTCCATGAATTGATCTGTAAAGAGATGGAAAGCCGCCGCCCGGAACTGGTCCGTCGAGTTGAGTGGGCGCAAGAGGTTATGTTGGCAGAGGCAGAGCTGCCGTTCGAACCGGAATTTATTGATAATCTGGCAGCTAAAGGGCTGCATACCCTGTTTGATGTGGTTACCCGCCGTCATGAGCAGTTGGTTGTCGAATTGGGTTTAGAGGAAACAGCGGCAAGAAGACTTCTCGATGTTTGCTATGCACGTAGCGATGCATGGGAAAAAGAGAACGGCGGCACTATTTACGTTCGCTGACAGTTACAGTGTCACTTTTAATGCTGGTGGAGTGCGCCCACCAGCATTTTTTTCGTCCAATGAGGAGGGCATTTGAGTATTTTCAATAAACACGCACACCAGGAACGTCCGTATATCGTCATAGTTGATATTGATGGAACAATATCAGAGGCAACTGAAGACAGACTGCATTTGCTTCCGCCACCAGGTAAAGGTGCATTAACAAAGGACTGGAACGAGTTTAATCTCGCCTGTGACACTGATACTCCCATAACTCCAGTTATTGATATTGTGCGCCAGTTATTTAACGTTTACACGGTCTGGTTTGTAACCGGGCGCTGTGAGATCGCAAGGGATAAAACACGAGCCTGGCTGCGGAAGTACGTAACAAACGGGGCTGAGCCTTTGCTATCTATGCGTCCTGCCACCGATGACAGAAATGACGGCCCAGCAAAGATTGATCTCCTTAAGAAAATTGGTCTAAGTAAAATCGCGTTCGCGCTGGAAGATAAGATTGAAGTGGCGCGTGTTTTCAGGAGGCACGGCGTACTTACGTTAATGGTCAGGGAGTATGAAAACGCGCTTCTCCATCAACAATAATTGCTCTAATAAATATTGATTTTTAAAACAGAGAAAGTGAAAATAAAAACATGCCGCAAGGCGCGGCATGTATCCAGTCAATCACAGGAGCTGAAAATATGAACACGGCATTCAAAATCATTATGGCCGCGATCTATTTCTGGCTGTTCTCTATCACTTTTGGCGGCATCGTCGCGCATGGGTAAGGGGAGTATATTAGCCATTTGGAACCCCACGGTCTCTTGCGGGTTTAATTAAGAACCCGCAAGAAAAACACGAATTGGGCTATATTTTTCCGCCTACGCCTTTAAACTTCTCAATAAACGAGACGATTTTCTGGAAAACTGCCTGTTTTTTCGTTTTATATTGCGGATTTAACGGACTAAGTTTTGGTAATGTTTCATTTAATTCTGTGCCATTTTCGGTGGCATATTCGCGTTTTAAAGACGTGCGAATATAGCGTTTTGCAGCATCTTCATTGAGATTTTCTTCTTTTATCAATGCTTCTGCTTCACGTTGCTGTTCGCGTTGAGCAAACGTAAAGAATGCGTCAATGATGCTGGCTTTGTCCGGTAAATCATCCAGGTTCGTTTGCTGAATAAAATCGACCACCAGGCCCTCTTTAGCACGGTTCCCTAGGCTTGAACGAATTAAGCGTTTGACCTCTTCGATCATTTCGCCCTTGCCTTTATTTTGTCTGTTGTGTTCGAAAATCAGTCCAAGGATATAATCCAGGTTTATTTCCTGAGACTTCAGCAAATCGACCTCAAAAACTACGTCATCCCAGTCAGTGGTTGATTTCTCTTTTTTCTCAGCTTCTTTCTCACGGCGCTGCCAGTCGCGAATATCGTTATAGGCAGAACGATAATCCTGAATCTTGCGATCAGCAGGGAGACGAATTGTTTGCAATTCAGCGAACTTTTCATCATCCACATAATGTTCTGCTTTGAATTTTTCTACCGCAACAGGATCGCTAAGATCGATTTGTTGCAGGGCTTTTAGCGTGGCAAATTCATCATAGTTTTGCAGGATGTTCTCGGCACGCAGGTATTCGCCAAACAGTTTAACGAAGTCTTTCTTCTCTTTTTCACTTTCAATACTGGTAGGGTCAGGGAACCGTTGTTCCAGTTCTGAAACTACTGCCATAAAGCCGCGTTTGGCTTCACCGGTGGCAGCATCAGTAAAACCTTCCATATACTCTGCATAACTCTTTTCTAACACCACATTTTTGGTATTTTTATCACCAAACAGCGTTATGGCATCAATGGTTGAGCGTTCCAGATCCCGAAAAGTGACAATGTTACCGAAGGTTTTAGTGGCGTTATAAATGCGGTTGGTGCGGGAAAATGCCTGCATCAGGCCGTGAAAACGCAAGTTTTTATCGACGAATAGCGTGTTCAATGTTGGAGCGTCGAAGCCGGTTAAAAACATCCCAACGACAATTAACAGATCGATATCCTGATTTTTAACCCGTTGGGCTAAATCGCGATAGTAGTTCTGAAAACCGTTACCGTCGGTGCTGAAGTTAGTTTTAAAATAGCTGTTATACTCACGAATTGCAGCGTCAAGAAACTCTTTAGCACTGCTGTCCATTGCGCTGGTATCAAAAGTTTCATCGGAAATTTCACCAATGGCATTTTGTTCTTCATTAGCGGCAAAGGAGAAGATTGTCGCAACACGCAGCGGTTTATAAGTTGCAGATTTATTAGCGGCTTCCTCTTGTAACCGTTTAAACGCCGCGTAATAGGCTTTTGCAGCATCCACGCTGCTCACTGCCAACATAGCATTAAAACCTTTTGCGCCAGGGAAAGTACGGTGCGTCTTCTGGCGGAAGTTATTCAGAATATATTGCGTAATTTCCTGTATACGCATGGGATGAAGAAACGCCTGCTGATTTTCAGCCGCACTTAGTTTTTTCTCGTCGGTTTCTGTCTCTAAAGACTTAAACTGTGGCCGCACATCGTTATAGTCCACCTTGAATTTGAGCACTTTTTCATCACGAATCGCATCGGTAATAACATATGAATGCAATTCACGACCAAATACGCTGGCGGTCGTTTCTGAGCCTAAAGCGTTTTCCGGGAAAATAGGGGTACCGGTAAAACCAAACTGATAATAGCGTTTGAATTTCTTCTTCAGGTTTTTCTGCGCTTCTCCAAACTGGCTGCGGTGACATTCATCAAATATAAACACCACTTGCTGATTATATACAGGCAGGTCGCTTTCTGCTTTCATCAGGTTATTGAGTTTCTGAATAGTAGTGACGATAATTTTGTTATCGTCCTTATCCAGATTTCGTTTAAGGCCTGCGGTATTTTCCGAGCCGTTGACGCTGTCTGGCGAAAAACGCTGATATTCCTTCATGGTCTGGTAATCGAGGTCTTTCCTGTCGACCACGAAGAAGACTTTATCAATAAAGTCCAGCTCTGTTGCCAGACGCGCGGCTTTAAAGCTGGTGAGGGTTTTACCAGAACCGGTAGTGTGCCAGATATACCCACCGCTTTCCGGTTTTGACCAGTTCTTCGCTGTAAAGGAGCTCTTAATTTTCCACAGAATGCGCTCGGTGGCAGCAATCTGGTACGGTCGCATCACCAGTAGCGTCTGACTGCTGTCAAAAACGCTGTAGTTCACCAGAACATTAAGCAGAGTATGTTTCTGGAAAAAGGTAGCGGTAAAATCTTTGAGGTCTTTAATCAGCGTGTTGTCTGATTTCGCCCAGTTCATGGTGAAGTCAAAACTGTTTTTATCGCGCTTTGTTGTGTTGGCAAAATAACGGGTATCGGTGCCGTTAGAAATGACAAACAGTTGCAGATACTTAAACAGGGAATTTTCGCTGTTAAAACTCTCTTTACTGTAACGATGTATCTGGTTGAAAGCCTCACGAATCGCCACGCCGCGCTTTTTCAGTTCGATTTGTACCAGTGGTAAGCCATTAACCAGGATCGTGACGTCATAACGGTTAGCATGAGAACCCGTCTGTTCAAACTGCTGGATAATCTGCACCTTATTGCGCATGAGATTCTTTTTATCTATCAAATAGATGTTCTCAAGTCGCTCGTCATCAAAAATAAAGTCGCAAATATAGTCGATATGGATTTTACGGGTCTTATCCAGAATGCCATCGCTCGGGTTGTCCAGATACTGCTCCGTGAAACGCCGCCACTCGCTGTCATTAAACACCACACCATTGAGGCTCTGAAGCTGTTCCCGAACGTTGGCCAGCATCGCTGACTGTGATTTTACCGAAATAAATTCATAGCCCTGATTCCGCAGGTCTTGAATCAGTTCACGTTCCAGGTCCGATTCGCTCTGGTAGCTGTCGCCTGTTGGCTCAGCTTTGATGTACTTATCAAGAACGATAAAGTTATTGGATTCAGCAATGGTATGTGTTTGATGAGTCATAGCGCATCCTTTGTGCCGTCTGGCAAGGGCCGGAAGGGAGTTAAGAGTGACTTCCGGCACGTAAAAAATAGTCTATATACAGACCGGATGTTAAGGTGGCCCGGTCGGTAGCAACGGTCAATTAATTACTGACAGTTTCAGGTTTTGGGAAACTGAACAGTAAATCACGATAGTACTCGTATTGTTTCTGGCGCAACTCGATTTCACGCGGGAGACCTTCGGTGATGGAAGCTGCGATTGCATCAAACTTATCTAGAATATCCACAATACGCCCCTGTTCGTCTAAAGATTTTTGAGGGTGAGATGGGTATGGAATAGGTACTCTGACTTGTTTCAGTGCATTAGCATTAAACTGTGGTTGCCCGCCACCAGATACTAATTTATTAGCCTGTTCCCAAAAAAAATCACTTTGTGCAAAGTGCCAGTAATATTTGGCATTAATAATCGTTTCATTTAGGTTCAACTTTATTAAAAAACCAGCGTATACTGCTGGATAATCTTCTTCAAAAATCATTGTTTTACCAAAGGTTGCACCAGTCCTTGCCATGAGTAAATCATTTTTGTCTAAGGTATATTTCTCATTTTCCTCATTTAATTCAACGTACATTGGGTTTTCTTTCGATAGCTTCCCGTCTTTATTTATGTCAGTAATTCTCACGAAACGGGCATCTCCTGAGTCCATGGCTTTGGCTGCATATCCATATGTAAAATTCCCAATTTCCCCCAAAGTCTTCCACTCAACCTCACCCTCTTTAAAACTCAACAACTGGTCGCGATAGTAGTTGTACTGTTTTTTACGCATGTTAAGCTCAGCGGTAAGCTCAGCGGTAAGTGCAGTAAATTTATCCAGAATCCGAACGATTTCAGACTGGATGGCAAGGGATTTTTCCGGATTATCCGGGCAGGGGATTGGTACAGGTATCTCAATTAATTGTCCTTTAGTTAATTTTGCCCTTCCTCCCCCGGTAAGGAAGGGAAGGAAATTAACGATGCATAAATAATGATATAGAAATCTAGAATGAACTCTTTCTTTTCCTCGTACGACATGAACATGGTTGTTTGCCCAGAATTTACCAGTTGCATATTGAATTGAATAATTTTCTAAACTAGCCGAGCCATCTTCTGCAATTAAGACATATTCACCATCGTGGGTATATCCATCCACATAGTCTTGAATGTTGTTAGCACCATAATAGGGCGTCTCGCCTGCAATGCGCAAAGAGGCTTTTACTGGCTTTCTTCCATTATTCGCTATTTCGAAGAGTGAAGTATCACCAAGATTTCTCCACTCAACTTCAACCCCATCCAGCAATTTTTCCAGATAACTTAACTCGCTCATTTTTGCACCTCGCAGCCTTCAATTTCAGCCACAATCGCATCAATATCTTTACGCAACTGGTCGATTTTGCTGACCGTGGTTTTCAGTTCTGCATTCAACTCAGCGATATCGATAATTTCGCGAGTATCTTTCGCTTCAACATAACTGCTCACCGACAGGTTATAGTCATTCGCGACAACAGTCTCAAACGCAACAGATTTCGCCAGATGGGCAACATCTTCCTTGCCGGCAAATACCTGCATAATCTGTTCGATATGGGCATCGGTCAGGATGTTGTTATTAGTCTCTTTTTTGAATAGCTCGCTGGCGTCAATAAACTGAACGTTGGTATCGGTTTTATGTTTAGACAACACCAGAATATTGACGGCAATGGTGGTGCCAAAGAACAGATTCGGTGCCAGTGAAATCACGGTTTCGACATAGTTATTGTCGACCAGATACTGACGGATTTTCTGCTCCGCACCGCCACGGTAAAAAATACCCGGGAAGCAGACAATCGCAGCACGACCTTTGGCAGAAAGATAGTTCAGCGCATGTAATACAAACGCAAAGTCAGCTTTGGATTTGGGGGCCAGAACGCCAGCTGGGGCAAAACGTTCATCGTTAATCAGCGTCGGGTCATCGCTGCCAATCCATTTCACCGAATACGGCGGGTTAGAAACGATGGCATCAAACGGTTTTTCATCTCTGAAGTGCGGTTCAGTCAGCGTATTGCCCAGCTTGATATCAAACTTGTCGTAGTTGATGTTGTGCAAAAACATGTTCATACGCGCCAGGTTATAGGTCGTATGGTTGATTTCCTGACCGAAAAAGCCTTCTTCGATGATGTGGTTATCAAACTGTTTTTTCGCCTGCAACAACAGTGAGCCGGAACCCGCTGCCGGGTCGTAGATTTTGTTAACGTTGGTCTGCCCGTGCATAGCCAGTTGTGCAATCAGCTTGGAGACGTGCTGCGGTGTAAAGAACTCACCACCTGACTTACCGGCATTTGCCGCATAGTTAGAAATCAGGAACTCATAGGCATCACCGAACAGGTCAATCTGATGTTCGTTGAAGTCACCAAGTTTTAACCCTTCAACCCCTTTCAGAACCGCAGCCAGGCGGGCATTTTTATCTTTAACGGTGTTACCCAGGCGGTTACTGGTGGTATCGAAATCAGCAAACAAACCTTTGATGTCTGCTTCTGAAGGGTAGCCGTAAGCAGAACTTTCGATAGCAACGAAGATGCTGTTTAAATCTGCATTCAGTCTGTCATTAGTATTTGCTTTCGCAGCTACGTTGCAGAAAAGCTGACTGGGGTAGATGAAGTAGCCTTTAGTTTTGATGGCATCGTCTTTAATGTCATCAGTAATTACGCTGTCATCCAGTTTCGCATAACAGATACTGTCATCACCGGCTTCAATATAACTGGAAAAATTTTCGCTGATAAAACGGTAGAAAAGTGCGCCCAGAACGTATTGCTTAAAATCCCATCCATCGACCGAACCCCTGACATCGTTAGCAATTTGCCAGATTTGACGATGAAGCTCTGCACGTTGTTGAATACTTGTCATTTTCATCCACTTATTTCAGGCTTATGTAATTGGCGGTGATTCTACAGCAACTTGGATGCTTTAGCAGTTCGGACATTAGGCTACGAATGACCTGCCTAGAGGTTTGTTAAGCCGCAAAGGGCTGGTGCTTTATGCCTGTGAGGTTTATAATTGTGTACACATAACGAGTACACGAGGTGTTTATGCAATCCATTAACTTCCGTACCGCGCGCGGCAACCTTTCTGAAGTGCTCAACAATGTTGAAGCCGGGGAAGAGGTTGAAATCACCCGCAGAGGCCGTGAGCCAGCAGTAATTGTCAGCAAGGCTACTTTCGAAGCCTACAAAAAAGCGGCGCTGGATGCTGAATTTGCATCCCTGTTTGACACCCTGGACTCCACCAACAAGGAACTGGTTAACCGATAATGAGGCATATATCACCGGAAGAACTTATTGCGCTTCATGATGCGAATATAAGCCGCTACGGCGGCCTGCCTGGCATGTCAGATCCGGGCAGGGCAGAGGCCATTATCGGGAGAGTTCAGGCCAGAGTTGCCTACGAAGAGATCACCGACCTTTTCGAAGTCTCCGCCACCTACCTGGTGGCTACAGCGAGAGGGCATATATTCAATGATGCCAATAAGCGTACCGCGCTAAACAGTGCGCTGCTATTTCTACGCCGTAACGGGGTGCAGGTATTTGATTCACCAGAACTGGCAGACCTTACCGTAGGGGCTGCGACCGGAGAGATATCTGTATCTTCTGTCGCCGACACGTTACGTAGATTGTATGGTTCTGCGGAGTAGATTAATGGCACGTAAATACAACAAGTTGTCCCGTGAAGCGTTAAAGATGCTTCTTGATGGCGTGAGTCGCCGCGAGGTAAAGCAATACCTGGTTGGTAAGCAAGTTGGTGTCAGGACTGCTATTGCTGTGTTATGCCGTCAGGAAATGGTTGTGCTTAAACAGAGAATGCCGGGCAGCAGATAAAGCCCAATCAGTGATGAAAGGTGTGATGTGAAAGCCGTAATTACTCCCTTTGTACAAAAAGAGCTTGGCGTCGCCACATTCAAAGTGGATCAGGAAGTCAGAAAGCTGGTGGAGGCTGGCCGTAAATTTATTATGGAGCCGGTGCCGCGTGAGTTAATCGAGCACATGGACGACGGCCTCGTTGTTTCCGAGCAAACTATGGCAACAAATGAGGCGTTGCAGCCGTTTTTTAACAGCGATGAACTGTTTCGCCGTATTGGTGGAATTGACGCGCTGGTGGCGTGGTTGCGCAGGAAAGAGGGGCAATGCCAGGCCGCAGATCGTAGTTGGTGTGACAACCATATTGTCCACGCTGAACGAGACAATAGCGCGGTGTTGTTGTGCTGGCATCACGATAACCATTACCGGATGCGTGGTTTTAATGAGCTGAAAGAAACGCTGCATAATAATCGCGTTAACTGGATACTGGATGTCGCCCGTCAGGAAATGGGGCTTTCAGATGGCCATGATTTAAGTATTCAGGAACTGTGCTGGTGGGCTTTCATGCGCAACATGATGCACCTGATGCCGGAAGAAGTTTGCCGTATATCAATAAATAAGATGAAAGCCGCAACGCAGGATAGCGGACCTCTGAAAGAGGCGGATATTCGCCCGTATGACGATCGCGCTACAGCATATGTTCAGATGATGGAAGAACGCGCCGCGCCGATGCGTGCAAAAGTATGCCCTGTGGATGTTGACTCCGACCCTGGCATGGCGCATTTCAAAATACCAAAACTGCAATCGCTAAAATTACCTGAGTACATGGACTTTGTTGCTTCCCGTCCATGCTGTGGGTGTGGAGCGGCGGGAGCTGGCGCTCACATTACGCCTTATATCGTTCGTCATAGTCGATTATGCGCGCATGACATTTACGCAATTCCTCTGTGCCAGTCATGCCAGCGTGATATTGAGCGTGACCGCGATAATTGGGAGAAGACGCACGGTAGGCTGGCGATGCATCAACGATTGTTCTTTGATTACGCGCTTGGAGTCGGCGCTATCACAAGTCACTCGTCGAGTGTTAGATAAAATTGCTCTAATGTATTGCTATTTCTTTAATCGAGGGTATCATATTCCACGTTGATTAGTTGACATGGGCTAATCAGTAGGTGACAGGATGTTACTTAACTGGCAGGGACGCCACTTCATGGAAATAAATCACTCACGAATAACATCGTACGAGATTGCGGATTACATGATCCGCACTAAATCTCTTCTATCAGCGAAAGAACTCGCAGCAATTCTTGAAAAGGAATACCCGCATCTGGATGTCGATAAGCGCGATGTTTATCTGCGCTTAAAGGCTATCGCTGTGTCTAAGTATTCGTCTGTTTTGATTGATGACAGTACACGCCCACGTAGATTTCAGATCCACTCTCTGAATCCTGAATTCTTTCGCCGTAGCCGCGCTCCGCGCCGGTTTGATGAAAAACTCCAGAACGAACTCTATATGACGCAGGACGAAAAGGAACGCCGGGAGCACCAGCCTTGGGTAATGGCGCGTCAACTTTTCAATAAGGTGGCCCGTCAGCACCGTCATTACGGTAATGCCACATCCGCACGTATCTGATTGATTGCTTGCCCGTTCCGGGCCTTTTGACATGTGACTTTCGTTACCCTCGCGTCAAAAAGAGTTTTTACGAAAGGAAGCATAAGTGACCTGGGACGATCACAAGAAGAATTTTGCTCGCCTGGCGCGAGATGGTGGTTACACCATCGCACAGTATGCCGCCGAGTTTAATCTTAACCCTAATACTGCACGTCGTTATCTCCGTGCCTTCAAAGAAGACACCAGGACAGCGGACAGCCGCAAGCCAAATAAGCCAGTCAGGAAGCCACTAAAAAGCATGATCATTGATCACTCTAATGATCAACATGCAGGTGATCACATTGCGGATGAAATAGCAGAAAAACAAAGAGTTAATGCTGTTGTCAGTGCCGCAGTCGAGAACGCGAAGCGCCAAAATAAGCGCATAAATGATCGTTCTGATGATCATGACGTGATCACCCGCGCCCACCGGACCTTACGTGATCGCCTGGAACGCGACACCCTGGATGATGATGGTGAACGCTTTGAATTCGAAGCTGGCGATTACCTGATAGATAACGTTGAAGCGCGGAAGGCCGCGCGCGCTATGTTGCGTCGGTCCGGGGCCGATGTTCTGGAAACCACTCTTCTGGAAAAGTCTCTTTCTCATCTCCTTATGCTGGAGAACGCCAGGGATACGTGTATTCGTCTGGTGCAGGAAATGCGCGATCAGCAAAAAGACGATGATGAAGGGACTCCGCCTGAATATCGTATCGCGAGCATGCTAAACAGCTGTTCCGCGCAGATAAGCAGCCTGATCAACACCATTTACAGCATCCGGAATAACTATCGAAAAGAAAGCCGGGAGGCGGAAAAGCACGCTTTATCTATGGGGCAAGCTGGCATTGTTAAGCTGGCATACGAACGAAAGCGTGAAAATAACTGGTCAGTGCTGGAAGCAGCTGAATTCATCGAGGCGCATGGCGGAAAAGTGCCGCCCCTGATGCTGGAGCAAATCAAAGCCGATCTGCGTGCTCCTAAGACCAATACCGATGATGAGGAAAGGCAAACAGCCGTCGGTGGCCCTTCTCTTGAAGATCTGGACAAAGTTGCGCGAGAACGGGCCGCCAACCGCCGCGCCGATGCCGCATTGTGGATTGAGCAGCGTAGGGAAGAAATCGCCGATATCGTTGATACAGGCGGTTATGGAGATGTTGATACTGAAGGTGTATCAAACGACCCATGGCTGGAACAAGACCTGGACGAAGACGAGGAGGAAGACGAAGAAGTTACCCGCAAGCTATACGGGGATGATGATTAATGGCCAGAAGTTGCGTAACGGATCCACGTTGGCGCGAGCTGGTGGCGCTATATCGTTATGACTGGATTGCTGCCGCTGATGTTTTGTTCGGCAAAACACCTACCTGGCAGCAGGATCTGATTATTGAGTCTGTGCAGGAACAGGGTAGCAAGACATCTGTTTCGTCTGGTCACGGTACCGGGAAATCAGACATGACTTCTATCATGATCATGTTGTTCATAATCATGTATCCCGGTGCCCGCGCCATTATCGTTGCGAACAAAATTCAGCAGGTAATGACCGGTATATTCAAGTACATCAAGATAAACTGGGCTACTGCCACCAGCCGTTTTCCATGGCTTGCTGATTATTTTGTTCTGACAGAAACCGCTTTCTATGAGGTTACTGGTAAAGGTGTATGGACTGTAGTACCGAAGGGCTTTCGTCTGGGAAGTGAAGAAGCTCTCGCCGGTGAACACGCAGATCATCTTCTGTATATTATCGATGAAGCCTCCGGTGTCAGTGATAGAGCTTTCGGTATCATCACCGGTGCTCTTACCGGACAGGATAACCGCATCTTATTACTGTCACAGCCTACACGCCCAAGCGGCTATTTCTACGATACTCACCATAAACTGGCCAAGCGTCCTGGTAACCCTGATGGCGTTTATACGGCGATCACGCTTAACAGTGAGGAATCACCGTTGGTAACGCCAGCATTTATCAAAATGAAGCTGGCGGAGTACGGCGGGCGTGATAACCCTATGTACATGATTAAGGTACGCGGCCTATTCCCTAAATCACAGGATGGCTTCCTTCTTGGACGTGATGAGGTTGAACGTGCAACGCGGCGGAAAGTCAAGATTGCAAAAGGATGGGGCTGGCTTGCATGTGTGGACGTTGCTGGTGGTACGGGACGGGATAAGTCCGTTATCAATATCATGATGGTGTCCGGCCAGCGAAATAAACGCCGTGTAATCAACTATCGAATGCTGGAATACACAGACGTTACAGAAACGCAGCTTGCCGCCAAAATTTTCTCAGAATGTAATCCTGAGCGATTCCCAAATATCACCATAGCGATAGACGGCGATGGCCTGGGTAAAGCAACGGCGGATCTGATGTACGAGTATTATGGTATTACCGTACAGCGTATACGCTGGGGTAAAAAGATGCATAGCCGTGAAGATAAGAGCCTGTACTTTGATAAACGTGCTTATGCCAACGTTCAAGCCGCAGAGGCCGTAAAATCTGGTCGTATGAGACTGGATAAGGGTAATGAAACTATTGAGGAAGCGTCGAAAATCCCTGTAGGGATTAACTCCGCAGGTCAATGGAAGGTGATGAGTAAGGAGGATATGAAGAAAAAACTCAACCTGCACTCACCAGACCATTGGGATACATATTGTTTCGCTATGCTGGCGGATTATGTTCCCCAGGATGAAGTGCTTAGCGTCGAAGACGAAGCGCAGGTTGATGAAGCTCTGGCATGGCTTAATGAATAACTCATTGACCATGCCGGATGGAAATTATTGCGCGCTTTCGGGGTTGTCGTTTACTGGCTGCCCTTTCTTAGTTTTACGGCTGCGCGTAACTGATGCGGCTGATTTGACCTTTTTCTCTTCGCGAGTGATGGCAATTTGTTTTTTTACATTTTCAATATCTGCCAGGCGATATATTTTTGCCTGCGGCCAGCGGTCGCAGATGATCGGTTCTATAGAGTCATAAAGGCTAAATTTTGCTTTCTCGAATTCACCGTTGATGATAATTCCATCACGGAGAGTTTCATCGCAGATAAACACACCACATAGCGGCACATGGTAACTAACTGATTTACCATCATTGTAGTTAGGGCTACTAGAAATGTAATGGACGCGCAGCATTGTTTCGCTAAAGCCGTGTACGCGCATACGGAATTTTTCATCCTCCGGGTACTGCTTCATTAGCTCTTTTGTTGCTTCCAGGTTCTCTATGTATTTCGCACTGTGCTCATTGATCCCTGCGCTTTTCTGGATGCGAATGTCCTTATCAATCAGATGAATAATGCGGCCAGCGGTCATGTTGACGCTGTTCACAGCTTCTGTCTGATAAGTCGTAACCTTACGCACACCGCGAAGGATGTTAGGCACTGGATATAAAATAGTCTTTGGGATATTGAGGTCTGGGTACTGTTCCAGTTCCCGCGCCATTAAAGTCCATTTATCAATTTCAGCCTGAATGCTGTCAGTTTCTTTGAACGGCAGAACGACAACCGGGCGTACAGGACGACCGTCGCTGGCGGCATCAACGTGTTGGGCGCGTGCAACAGCTTTTTTTAGAAAGAGATCCCTGAAGCTGACGAACTCCTGGTACAGTTGTTCGCCGTAGACATAATTTATCATTGATCCTCCTCCAGAATTGACATGGCCAACAACTCACAGCGGATTACACTGGGAGTTGTTGGCCACCATTATAGAAGGATCCAACGAAAATAATAGATTTATTAGTGCATTTATTGTGAGTCTGGCTGGTTAGTGACCATGAGATATTCGATTGTGTCAGTGAGATCATCCAGGTCGTCTTGGGTGATGCGGTACTCCTGATTGGATATCTTTGAGTAGTGTTCAGCAATGGCGCGGGCAGCGTCGGTTTCGGCGGGGTCTACAGATAAAGCGTTAGAGCAATGTCTAACGTCGTCGATGGTTGGTGGAATGAAAGCCATAATTATGCCTCACTGTATTGACAACACAGAGCCTGAAGCTCTGACCTACTGTTTCACCCATGATCCATGCTGGGGTAATCTAACAACATTGCGCTGTGTGTAAGATGAGCAATGCATAGCTGTAATGCCGTTGTATAAGGTTTCCCTGTTTGCTCATTTCCTTCTGAGCCGCTCTACAACGCTGAAGACACATTAAATAGTGAATCCAAAGTCGTATTACGAAACGGCGGCAAAACTATAATTTATTAGAGCAATTGTCAAACAACTATGAAAAACAATCCAGTTTTTGGCTGGTGGAGTGGGATTTTTCTCTCAAAATTTATTGCTCTAATAATTCTTGATTTTTATGCGCAGCTGGACGTAAACTCCTCTTCAGACCTAATAACTTCGTATAGCATACATTATACGAAGTTATCTTAAGGGTTATTGAACATGATTAATTTACCTGTAAATCCATACAGTTCAATACCTTATCAGGTCAAATAGTGATCACTTGATCATTTGATCAAGGTTGCGCTACGTAAAATCTGCGAAATGTTGGCAGTGTTAGTGCTCCAGATTTCGCGTAGCGCACTTAGCACCACCAATCAATCAGAGGTGAAAAATGGGATATTCAGCTGCTAAAGTGTCCACTCATCTTGAGCTTGAGAAAAACCGTGGTTACTGGCGGGCAAAAGGGTTTGATCGTGATAGTTGTCAACTGTCATTATCGCGCGGTGAAGAGAAAATAGAACGCACGCGCGGTCGCTGGCGTTTCTATGACGAGAACCATAAACAGGTAAAGGCAGAGCCGATCCTGTACACTTTACTTAAAACCATTATCTGAGTGTTAAATGTCCAATTTACTGACCGTACACCAAAATTTGCCTGCATTACCGGTCGATGCAACGAGTGATGAGGTTCGCAAGAACCTGATGGACATGTTCAGGGATCGCCAGGCGTTTTCTGAGCATACCTGGAAAATGCTTCTGTCCGTTTGCCGGTCGTGGGCGGCATGGTGCAAGTTGAATAACCGGAAGTGGTTTCCCGCAGAACCTGAAGATGTTCGCGATTATCTTCTATATCTTCAGGCGCGTGGTCTGGCAGTGAAAACTATCCAGCAACATTTGGGCCAGCTAAATATGCTTCATCGTCGGTCCGGTCTGCCACGACCAAGTGACAGCAATGCTGTTTCACTGGTCATGCGACGGATCCGAAAAGAAAACGTTGATGCCGGTGAACGTGCAAAACAGGCACTGGCGTTCGAACGCACTGATTTCGACCAGGTTCGTTCACTCATGGAAAATAGCGATCGCTGCCAGGATATACGTAATCTGGCATTTCTGGGGATTGCTTATAACACCCTGTTACGTATAGCCGAAATTTCCAGGATCAGGGTTAAAGATATCTCACGTACTGACGGTGGGAGAATGTTAATCCATATTGGCAGAACGAAAACGCTGGTTAGCACCGCTGGTGTAGAGAAGGCACTTAGCCTGGGGGTAACTAAACTGGTTGAGCGATGGATTTCTGTCTCTGGTGTAGCTGATGATCCGAATAACTACCTGTTTTGCCGCGTCAGAAAAAATGGTGTTGCCGCGCCATCATCCACCAGCCAGCTATCAACTCGCGCCCTGGAAGGGATTTTTGAAGCAACTCACCGATTGATTTACGGGGCAAAAGATGACTATGGTCAGCGATACCAGGCCTGGTCTGGACATAGTGCCCGTGTCGGTGCCGCGCGAGATATGGCCCGCGCCGGAGTTTCTATACCGGAGATCATGCAAGCTGGCGGCTGGACCAACGTAAATATTGTCATGAACTACATTCGTAACCTGGATAGTGAAACGGGGGCAATGGTGCGCCTGCTGGAAGATGGCGATTAGCCGTTCATTTGCGCTTGATTGCTCTAATTATTTGATATTTATGGTGACACATGCGGAAGGATTTCAAAATAGACGGAAAATATGTGGTGCTGTCTGTAAGCTCTCAAATTCAGTCACCATCTGTCATTGTCACCGTAAAGTTGAGCGATAGGATGCCTGATATCGACTCGATATCTGTTGCGTTCCCCGTTAAAAGCATGCGGAGTGCTGAACATTTTGTGATGAATGCAACGGAGGAGGAAGCGCGGCGCGGGCTTACTAGAGTCATGGGGGAATTTGGCGAACTCCTGTGTAAGGTAAACAATGCTCTTTCAATCAGTTCAGCAAGGTCCAAAGCGTTAACAGCTTCCATGATGAAATAAAAAAAAGCCTGGCAAGGAGCCAGGCTGCACAAAAGAGCGGGTTTGTATTCCGCATCCAATCAATCAAGAAGGAGTATAGCACACAGGTACTGAAGTGAAAAAATGTGATTCGCGATAAACAAAATATCTACCATTGCTCTAATTGATTGTTATAATTTAGCCGCATTTTTTGTCAACTACGAAGACGTTGCCATTACTTCACTCCTTGACATCATTGGCGGCCATTAGGCCGCCTTTTTTTTGCCATATGAAAACAATCGAACAAAAACTTGAACAGCGCCGCGAGTGGCAGAAGGCAGCCAGAGAACGAGCGATCGCTCGGCAACGGGAAAAGTTGGCTGACCCCGCCTGGCGAGAATCGCAATATCAGAAAATGCGGGATTCTATCGACCGCCGTATCGCTAAACAGAAAGAGCGCCCACCAGCCAGCAAAACGCGGAAAAGTGCGGTAAAAATAAAATCTCGTGGCTTGAAGGGGCGAACACCGACGGAGGAGGAACAGACTATCGCCAATGCTCTTGGCACTCTCCCCTGCATTGCCTGCTACATGCATGGAGTAATATCTGAAGAGGTGTCTCTGCACCATATCTCCGGTCGTACCGCGCCGGGTTGTCACAAAAAGCAATTGCCCCTTTGCAGATGGCACCACCAGCATGCAGCACCGGCTGAAGTAGGGGTCTGACGCTCAGTGGAACGATAAGTCACTCTAAG